ATGAACGAACTTGGACACTCGCGCCCGCCTCTACTCGCGGAGACCGCCGCAGAAACCTACCGGGCGGTCTCCGCCGGTGTACCGCCCGACGAAGCCGGGCTCGCCAACCTCGTCGACCTCGGCCTCGTCGCCCCCGATCCGTACGCCCCCGGCCAGCACATCGCCCACGACCCCCGCGCCGTCGCCCAGAACCTCATGACGGCCGCCCTCGCCGACCTCGCCGCCACCGTCGACCGCATCGCGCAGATCCCCGCAGTCGAAGCGCTCGCCGCCGACTACGACCCCCACCGCTGGTACGGCGGCCCCGGCTCCGAATACCTCGGCACGCCCGGACTCATGAACGCGCGGATCCTGCCGCTCACCGACGCGGCCACCTCCGAGGTCTACAGCTCCCAGCCAGGCGAGCCGGCCGACCGCGACCCCGAGATCCTCCGCGCGGGCGCCGAGCGCACCGCCGCCGCGTGCCGCCGAGGAGCCCGCGTCCGCTCCCTCTACAACGCCCGCGCCCACGAACACCCCCAGGCGCGGGAGCACATCGACGACCTGGTCCAGGCCGGGGTCGACGTCCGGGTGATCGGCGGTGCCTTCCCCCGGCTCGTCCTCCTCGACCGCCAGCACCTGTTCATCGACAACCTCGTCGTCGAGGCGGCCTCCGCGCACTCGGGGTGGCACGTCTCCGACCGCGCTGCGGTGATGTGGGCTCGGATGGTCTTCGAGCTGATGTGGGACCGCGCGACCCCGTGGCAAGCCCTGCACCGGGCCACCGAGGGCGCGGCGACGACTGCTCGCCAGCGAGACATCCTGCACGAGCTGGAGGCCGGGTACTCGCAGCAGCAGGCCGGCCCCCGGCTCGGGCTCGCGGAGCGCACAGTGACGAAGGAGCTTGCGGCCCTTCGGGACCGGCTCGGCGTTCGCACGCTGTACCAGGTCATGGCCTGGTGGGGGCGGTCCCCGGAGCGGGACCTTCCGTGATTCGCACACGGTGTCACGACTCTGTGTGCACTGGGCGTACCCCCTGTAGATCGCGGGTGCGCCGTGCGTAGAGTGCCTGGTGGGGAGACGGTCGGCGCTCTCGGCCCCGTCTGACGCCCAGCCCCAGACGGACCCGGCCCGGATGCTCGGGAGGCTCCGGGTCGGAGCGCGCCCCCCTGCCGGTGAATTCGGCAGGGGGGCGTCGTGCTGCACACAGTAAACCGCCCCACCCCTCGCGCGGGGTGGGGCGGCGCACCCCGGCCAAATGTGGCCGAGGAGGTGCAGTCGAGGCCGGACGCCCATCACAACCTGACCGCACACCTGTTCATGATCCGCAAATTTACCTGGCCAGGTAAAGACATCGGATCATGATCGTCTGACGGTGGACCGGTGACGACCGAACCGCCCCCGGACCGGGCGCTCGCCCGCCGGCAGCAGATCGGGCGGCATCTCCGCGAGCTCCGAGAGGACCGCGGACTGACGCAGATACAGCTCGGCGAGCGCGCAGGGATGGATCACAAGACCGTCCACCGCATCGAGTACGCGATGTCCGACCCCAGTCTCAGCATGCTGCTCCGCCTGGCGGCCGCCCTTGGCGTCCCGCTCGCCGACCTCGTCGCCTAGACCGGCGGCGTGCCCGGCGGCGACGGAGTCGGCGGGGGGTGAGGCAGCGGCGGTCCCTGGTCCGGCGGGGTCTTCGGTGAACCGGACCCGTGCTTGCCCGCCTCGATCTGGCGCTCCGTCAACCCGAAGATGCCGAGCGGCGGGAACAGGTCGACGCGCCGCGGGTAGTTGCCGACGGCGCACGGGCGGCACAGCAGATCCGTGCCGGCCGAGGTGACCCGCAGGCCCTCCACCGGCTCCTTCCAGCATGCCTCGCAGGTGGTCACTGCGGTCGGCGACACCGTGGTGGTCGTCATGGGCGCCGCCCGGGGGGTGTGCTGGGGCGGGTGTCGGTGGTACGCATGGTGGTGCCTCCGTCCTGCTGGATGGATGGTGACCCGGCCCGGCCGCTGTCCTTCCAGGGAATGGGCGGCCGGGCCGGGAGTCTCAGTTCTCGCGCCTCGCGTCGGCGAGCCGCTTCTCGCGGGTCTCCTGAAGCCAGATCAGGTCGTCCAGCTCGTCTCCCGGATCGGCGGGCGGGTTCTTGGTCACCGGCGGTCCCTCCGCCAGGCCCGCGTCAGGCGGGCAGCGATCGGGCAAGGGCCGCTGGCGGCCCGGCAGGCCGCGCACGTCGTGGTGTGCCCGAGCAGCGTGCGGTACGCCTGGTCCGGCTGGGCGCGCTCGGCAACCGGCATCACTGCCCCGCCTCGCACTGCGGGCACGTGCAGGCCGGGAACCGGTGGGAGGGTTCCGGCTGTTCGAGAGGCACAACTTCCGCCTCCTCGCGCACGACGCGGGTGACCCCGTCGCCGTTCACCTCGTACACCTTGATCGTCATCACGGGTAGGCCCCCCGTCGCAGTCGGTGAGGAATACGCCGACCGTAGGGGTGCCGGGGTGAGCCCGGTGGAGAGTTTCTATCGGTTTCTACGCGAGCTCCGAGACCGCCCGAGCAATCAGCTGCAAAGCTGCTGGCCCGTGCGCTGCACCGGCGCTGAGCTCCTCGTGCGCCGCCAGGTACTGCGCGACCTCCGACGGCGTCGTGATGGTGATCGCCGCCGTCAGCAGCTCAACCCCGACCTGCTCCTCGTCGAAAATCGTGAAGGTCTCCAGAGGCCACATGGTCATGGCGCGCGACGGCACTATGCCGAGAGTCACCGTCGGCAGGGTGGCCACCTGGAGCAGATACCCCAGCTGCTCAGCCATCGTCTCTGCGCTGCCGACCTGGCGCCGGAGGACGGACTCCTCGATCAGGATCGGGAAGCGCCGACCCGCGCGCCGGATGACCCGGGACCGCTCCACCCGGGCGTCGGCGGCCGCCGACGAGTCGTCCGGGGTCCGGTTGAAGCGAGAGATCTCAGAGAGCAGCGCGGCGGCATAGGCGCGCGTCTGGAGCATCCCCGGGATGACGCTGGAGCTGTACACCCGCATCGTCTTGGTGCGCTCGTACAGCGGCGTCCGGGCCTGCTGCACGCCCTTGAGCCCACGCCCCTGGACCCGCCTCCACTCCGTGTACATCTGCTGAGCCTGACGAGCCGACGCAATGAGGTCCGCGGCCTCGTCCTCCGCACCGCACGCCCGACACCAGGCCCGAATATCGTCGTCGCTGGGCTGGGACCGGCCGCTCTGCAACCGCGAGACCTTCGAGCCCTGCCAGCCGGTGAGCTCCGCCAGCTGCTGCCCCGTCAGGCCCGCGTCGGCGCGGAGGCCGCGCAGCCGGAACGCGATCCGGTCGCGCGCCTCCTGGACGCGGGCTGACGAGGAGGCTGCCATCAGTCGAGGACGAACTCCGCGTGCGGTACGGCCCGGTCCCAAACCGCCGCGAAGGCCTGCCCGGCACGGTCCGCCGACACCGGGCGTTCGTCCAGCTCGTCACGGAGGTGCGTACCGTCCCCGGCGAAGTGGTGCCAGCGGACCAGGTGGCCGTCGAAGAGCCAGTAGTCGTGCGCCGGGAGGAGCAGCCCGAGCGCCTGGTCGCGCGGGAGCCAGCGGACATCCTCGCCCGCGGCGAGGTTCCGTGGCGTGCACGCGTGCTCGAAGCGGATGTACTCCGTGGCGGGCAGGCTGACGACGCGAGCCCGCTGGACGGTCACCCCGCGCGCGACGGCGGCGGCGACCGAGTCGTGGAACGCGCCCCACCACGCCGGCCGGTCGGCGGTGCCCGCCAGTTCGCCCGCTCGCCAGGCCTTCAGGTCCTGGTCCTCCTCGTCGACCGCATAGACGTCCCGCGTCTCCAGGTGCACGGCCGAGGTGGTGCACTGCGCCAGGAGCTCAGCGAACGGGGGCAGTTGCTGCGACACCGAGCGCCTCCTTCAGGGCCTCACTCATGCGGGCCGGCAGCCGTACGACGGCCTCGGTCTCCGGAATCGGCCCGGACTCCAGGCACTTCGCCTGGAGCTCCGCGTCCGCCTTCCACCCCTGGACAACGAACTCCTGCGCCTCGTCGTCGTACCAGACGCTGGGGCAGTGATCGCCGTTCGTCTCCGGGTCCTTTGCGATGAAATGTAGGGTCATGGCCGCCTCCACTGAGCTGGAATTGCGCGAGTTTCTACGGCTGTACCGGTCCATCGTGCAGCCGCGAAGGACCCCGGTGGGGCGGAACGTGCGAAGGCGTGGGCGGGGCATACGATTCCGGCCATGGCCGACATCGACATCCCGGAGGACCTGATCAAGCTGGAGCGCGCCGCGTGGGTGGAGCAGCAGGCAGGCGCGCTGACGCTGAAGACTGCGGAGGCGGTGCAGGCCGCGTACCGGGAGCACGCGGCGGCCACCAACGGGGTGTCGCGGCTGGAGCTGGAGATGGCCGTTAAGCGGGCCGTGCGGCACCCGGCCGACGAATCCGGCGCATGACGAAAGGCCCCACCGCCGAAGCGGTGGGGCCGCGACGGGAATCGGCAGGTCAGCTAGCGGGCTGGAACTCGACGGTCTCTTGGCCGCAGCCCTCGGCCAGCACCGCCAGGGCGTCCGCCTCTGCCTGGTCAACCGTGAGGTTCCAGCGGAGCTTCGTCGCCACCCAGTCCGTGGCGTAGGTGCAGCGAGCGTCAGCCAGCGGCGGAAGCCACTGGGCGGGGTCTTGGTCGGCCTTGCTGCGGTTTGTCTTCGCGGTCACCGCGACCAGCGACCGCTCGCTCCCGAGGTCGTTCGCGTAGGCCTCACGGCGTGAGGCCGTCCAGCCAGAGGCCCCGGAATCCCAAGCCTCGGCCAGCGGCACCACATGATCGATGTCCAGGCCGCCTGGGGCCTCCAGAGTGACCCCGTCGTAGTAGCTGTACCACTGACCTGCTGTGACCTTGCAGCGCGGCTCCACCGTGGCGGGAACGCGGGACTCCGCGAGCAGTACCTCCGCTCGGGTGGAGCAGCCGTCCCGGTCTTCGTCCACCCAGTGCTTGAAGCTGGTGCGCTGGTAGCCCTCGCGGGACTCGGCGGCGAGCGGAAGCTCCTGGATGGCATCGGCCAGAGGAAGGGCTTCAACCGCTTGTGCGGGGTTGGCGGCGAGCAGGGGCAGGATGGCGAGAGCGGCGGCGACTCCGGCGAGGCCCCGCATGGTCTTGGTGATCACGGAGTCTTGGTATCGGCCTACGTGCCCCACCCGTTGCCGAATCGGGTGCGCTTCACTCGGCAGAGTGGGAAGTCGTACTGTTCCGCCGGGCTTACCGCCGAGGACAGTTTGATGGGGCCACCCCCGCGTATGCGGGGACCGTCCGATGGCCGCCGGAACCGCGCTCCTCGGAGGGGGGCCACCCTCGCGTGCGCGGGGACCGTCCGAAGAAGAAGGCTGCGGTGATGCCGCAGCCGGGATCACCCCCGCGTACGCGGGGACCGTAGTTCGTGACCTGCGGCTTAACCCGTCACCAGCACGAGAATCAGCAAGCTTGGTTCACGTGATGGTAGCCGGTGATCCTGCGCCACGGTCCCGGAACGACGAGAAGCCCCCGCCTCCGGCCGAAGCCGGAAGCGGGGGCGGTTCATCGGGCGTCGCGGGCGGCGACGAGCTCGGGGCACATCGGGACGAGCGGCATCCCGGCTGCAGTCAGGCGGGCGTCCTGCTGGCTGATGTGGTCGAGCGCCAGGCCGAGCAGCCGGTCCGTACGATCCGCCCGGGTCCGCGCCTCGGCCTCCGCGTCCTCCAGGGTCCTGATGCGCCCGTGCATCGACGCCATCTGGTCCTGGAACCAGCGGTACATCTCGGGCGACACCGTCCACGTGCCCTCGGGCTGCGCGGGCGCCGGGTCCATCCCCTCCGCCGGAATCTCCTGCACCGTGGTCTTCGTCCGGCCCAGCCAGGTACCGAGCACCGTGCCGATCGTGGTGATCAGCACCGCGAGCAGCCCCAGCCCGCTACTCGTCTCCATGTCTCACCACCTTCGGGACGATCAGCCGAGGTCGGGTGAGGTAGGCGACGATCGCGATGAGGATGGCGTGCGACCCCCAGGGCATCACCGCCCCCCACGCGGTACCGGACGCCCCGGCCGCGCCGCCGAGCGCGTACGCCAGCGACCACAGCAGCGGCGGAGCCACTGACGCCGCGACGCCCGGGAGATCCCGGCCGGGGCGGGCCACCGCGTAGACGAGGGCGATCGCCCCGCAGCCGATCCACCCCCACCCCCAGACCGGCATCGGGACCAGGCCGAGCAGCACGCTGATGCCCCGCACGGTGCCGTACCGGGGCTGCACGGTCAGGCTCGCCCCGTACGTCACCCAGGAGACGCCGGTGATGAGGAGGGTGAGGCCGCGCCAGCCCAGCCGCGCCCAGCACCAGGCCAGCGCGGCGCGCATCAGGTGCCCGTACGCGGGGTGTGCGGGGCCGCCCACCCGGCGATCGCGGCCGCGGCGGCCGGGACCAGGGCGAGGACGACCGGCTCCAGCGCGTCCGGCATGCCGGAGATGAGCGACGGGTCGTCCGTCACCGCGCCGAGGACCGCCAGGCCCGCGAGGCTCGCCAGGTAGGCGACGACGGAACTGGCCTTGACCTTCTTCTCGATCGGATCCGTGGAACGTGCCATGGTGATCATTCCTCTCAGATGTTCGGGACCTTCAGCCGGTCCCAGCTGGTCTTGCCGGGGGTGCCGTCGGCGTCGCTGCCGGTGAAGCCGAGCTTGCGCTGCCAGGCGGCGTACGACTTGCGGTCCGCCTCGGACCAGGCGGGCCCCGGGCCGACCGTGTACCGGCCGCAGCCCTCCGCCACCAGCCGCTTGCCCATCGCCGTGACGATCGCGCTGTTGCGGCCGGCCTTGAAGAACGCGGCGCCCGGGTACGGCTCGTACGTCGGCTTCGGCGGCTTCGTGGCCGGGGGCTTCGACGGCTCGGCCGGCGGACGCTCCGGCTCCTCACTCAGCCGCTTCGCGATCCGGCCGCGCATCCCGTTCATGCTGAACCCGCGCGGATCGACCTTGCCCGGCTGCCACTCCAGGTGGCCGATCACCGACCGCTCCGACCAGCCGTGCGCCGGCGTGGTTGGCCCGGCCGTTCCCGACGAGGTAGACCGTGCCGTCCTTGGCGATCACGCCGTGGCAGAGCGGACCGTGGTTGCGGTTGTTGGTGCGCCAGCTCCGGTGCTCGATGACGTGGAGTCCTTCGTCGCGGAGGGCTTTGAGCAGCTTGTCGGCGGACAGCGGCGCGGACATCATCTGCTCCCCTCATCGGATTCCGAGATCGCGGCCAGGAGGACCGCGCAGTCCTTCGCCTCCCGGAGCTTCCGCAGGGCCGCGCTCAGCTCCGGGTCGTCGGGGAGCCTGTCGAGGAGCTGCTGTCCGAGGTCGTGGAAGGGCTTGCTCACCTCCTGGAGGTGAGCGGGGAGGTGGTCGTAGGCGAGGCCGCGGACCGCCTGGGCGGTGCTCGGGTGTCTGCCGGTGGTGTCCATGGGTGCCTCCAAGGCATGAAGAAGCCCCCCAGGCCGGGGTGGCGTGGGGCGGGTGAGGACGGGGCGGGCTAGCCGGTGGCGAAGGTCCCGGCGAAGTTGATCGAAGCGCCGGTCGCGATGCTGCTCGTCGGGTCCATGCTGGTCAGGGTGCAGACCCCGCTGGGCAGCACCCGGACGGAGCCGCTGGCGGTCCCGCCCTTGTCGAAGGACGTGACGTACATGTCGTTGGGTCGGCAGTCCAGCGGCAGCGTGGCGCATGCGACATCGGAAATATTGCCCGCCGAGTCGGCAGCGGGCAGGGCCGCACCGGACCGGATGAGGATCAGCGTCCACTCCGTGACTCCTCCCGCCCGCCGCCCGCTGAAAGTCGACACGGTGAAACCGCTCGCAGGCGTCGCCACGCTGGTCAGAGGGATGGGCGTGAAGTCGTTCAGCCGCGCATCGGTGATCCGCATCCCGGGGGACCAGAGCATGTGGTGCTCCTCTTCATAGGGCGACGATGGTGGGTTGGGCCAAGCACAGATCAGAGGCCGTCGCATGGGCCTTGCGGATGCCGTTGCGGGACCGGTCAACGTAGAACGTCTGCGGTGAACTGGTGCCGCTGATGCCGTGCACGGTCATGACCTCGCCGCCCACGATCACCTCGAAGGGAAAGTCGTCGGCCGAGTCCACACCGACCAGGGTGTCGGTGCGCGCACACCGCACGGTGTCCGCGCACCACCACTCGCCGACCGTCCAGCCGGTACCGCCCACGATGGCCGGGTAGACCGAGACGGCCCCGGCCGGCAGCGTCCCGGCAACCGCGAGCCGTACCCATGTGCCCGGCGGTACGGAGGTGAGGGCGGGCAGGATGAACGTGTCGGCCCCGGATGAGTTGCGCCAGACGATGCCCATCCGCATGTCCCGGGCCACCGCGGATCCGTTGTAGACCCAGGCGTGCGCGGCCCACGTCTGCCCCGGGGCGGCCGGATACGTCACCCCGGTCTGCTGCATGTTGAGAGTGCCGACGTCGCTCGGGTGGACGCGGGTGATCCGCGCCGCTCCAGTCCCGGAGCGGACGGTGCCCCGTTCCCATGTGACGGCCCCGATAGACGCGCCGCGCGAGCATGCCCACGCGCCTGTCCCAGTTTCGAATCCGGGGTCGGAGAGCACGTTGGGGGCGGCGGTGATCCAGGGCCGGCCAGCGGTGATGGCCACAGACAGGGTCGCTTCCGTCTCGGTGGCGGCGGATGCCAGCGCCGAGCCGCTGGTGTCCACCCGCCCGTACACCTGATCCCCGACCACGCCGACCCGGTACGGACTCGCCGGGGTGCAGACCAGGGTGACCGTCCACGCGCGCGGGCGTGGTTCGTGCTGGATCTGCATCACGTGCAGATCTGTCGTCGACTCACCCACCCACAGGGGCAGTCCGGTCAGCCGTACGAGGTCTCCGATCTGGAGGCGAAGCGCAGCCTGGATCAGCTCCGGGTGCTTATGCAGGTTCACCTTGATGCTCGGGTAGCGGGCCTCGTCCACCGTGCCGAGGTGCGCGAGCCACGACGCCATCGGCTGTGCCTGCGCGTCGTCCGCGAGGTTCAGCTCGACGGACTCGTCGTAGACGCCCACGCCACCCTGCTCGGACGGCAGGACCGAGAGTGGACCGGTTTCGACGACCGCGCGCCCTGACCCGCCCCCGCGCCGGCTGGCCGTGACGTCGTTCCGTACGGCCTGGTCGTCCTCGACCGGCTCCAGGGACGGAGCGATTGCCCCGTACGGCAGCACGAGCTTCGGCGACTGGTTGTAGAGCGAGGCCCGTGTCCGGTAGACCAGCCCCAAGGCGTCCGGCCGCTCCATGAGGATTCCGCCGTCGGCCTCCGCGCATTCGTGCAGCAGCTCCACCAGGGTCTGTGGACGCTGCGGACCCATCAGCGCGCTATCAGCCGGGTCGCCCAGGACGGCCAGCTGCACCCCCTCCTCGGTCGCGAGCCGGACCGCTCGGGCACCCGCGGTCTCCCGGTTGTACCCGTGGTCGGCGTAGTCCATCACCTGCACGCCGGTACTGCTGAAGACCGAGAGGTGCCCGATCGCCGTCGCCTCCAGGACGGAGGTGTAGGACCCGCTGATCCCTCGCAGAGGGCCCACAGTGCCGGTGAATGACTGGTTCCAGACGCCTCCGGACCCGCCGATCGGGAGGATCAGGACGGAGATTCGGACCAGGGTTCCGTCCTGCGCCAGCGTCAGCCGGAAGCGATTCCACTGACCTGCGACCGGGCCTGAACCGCCAGTCAGTAGCGCCGAAGAGCTTTCGCCGTCGGCACTGGTCCCCATGATGGTGACCCCGCCGCCGGGGCCGATCCGCACTGAGAGGCGAGGCCACGGAGACACCCCAGTGGCCAGCTCCAGGATGGGCATCAGGAGCGTCGGCTCCACGGCCCGGAAGTACACGAACTCCAGCTGCCAGGAGGTGCTGGCGGGGTACGCGGGCACGGACGCCTTCAGCGTGGCCCCCGCCGTGATGGTCGGCAACGGGGACGAGCCCGGCAGTGTGTCGGCCGACGCCCAGTCCAGCCCCGGCGCGACGAGAGGCGCGCACCGAGGGACCGGGCTGTACGCCTGGGTCGCGCTGTCGCCCTCCTCCATCGGCCAGTACGCCACCGGCGCCCCACTCGGAATGCGCCGTCGCAGAGTCGAGTTGAGCGCCTTCCGGCCCTGCTGCATCCGCCGCAGAATCCCCGCGCCCTCGACAGGCACCCAGGCGTCCTGACCGGACGGGGCCCACCGGGATGGCCAGGACGCGATTTCGCCGACGCCGATGGGCTCCTGGGTGGTGATCTTCGCGTCGCCTTCGAGAGCCCACACTCGGCCGGTGGCGTCCGTGTGCGACGTCGCGCCAGCCGGTGCTGTCGCCCAGTCGACCTTGGCCGCCACGGGCCCGCCGATGCCCGCCCGGATCTCCGCGCCGTGCACCCGGCCCGGCATCCCGATCCACGACGTGGTCGGGATATCGCCGATCGAGAGCGGCGCCGAGGACGCATATGTCGACGTGGTGCCGGACCGCACGGTCGGCGACCCGAGCTGAGTCCACGGGCCCGCCAGGGTCGGCGCCTTGTACCAGGTGATCACATGGCTGCCCGACCCGTTGTCCACGTCCAGGGTGACGCGAGCCGCGGCCCGCTCGCCCGGCTGGAGCTCCAGTGCCGGCGACACCGCCCCACTGCTGTCGGTGCCGTTCGGCGACCAGTTCACTTGCAGGCGCCCGGTCTTCGCCTGCACGACGAGGACCCAGGAGCGCCCCGGGGCCGGGTCCCACCGGCTGAGCAGTTCTGTCGCATCGGCCGGCGACCAGGTCTCGGGGGTGAGCTCGACTCGCAGGTCGAGGTCAGTCGACCCGGCCGGGAGGCCGGTGCCCGCCGTGACAGCACGGGCACCGGGGGCCCCGTCCAGCGACAGGTAGGTCTCCCCGCCCGGCACCGAGATCCTGACCGGTGTGTTCCGACCGAGCTTGCCGTAGTACGGCGACAGAGGGTTCCTCGGGCTGAAGACGCCATCCTTGTTGTTAAGGGTGAGCGACAGGGACGCCGGGTCCACCCCGGTGCCCTGCGCGCTCATCCCCGCCACGGTCCGGATCGGGTCCCGCGTGTACGCGCGCTTCGTCACGTCCACCCAGGTGCCGCCGATCCGGAGCTCCGCGTGGAGCCCGAGCGGGTCCTCGGGGAAGGCCATCGCCTACCTCCTTCCGCCGAGGACGAGTTGCACGTCTCCGCCCTTCGCCTGCACGGAGCTGCGCAGCTCCTCGACGAGCCAGTCCGAGCGACGGGACCCGTCGGACCGGATCTCGATCACGGTCGGAGCCGACGAACCCCGTGAGCCGGAGCTGAAGCCGCCGCCGTACGAGCCCGCACCCGCCGGCGTGATCACCGCGTCCGGGTCGACCAGGCCAGCCATCGACCGGTCGACCAGGCCACGCTCGCCGTCGATGCCCGTGACCAGGCCGCGCGGGATGTACTTCCCGATCGCCGCCATCACCCGAGACGGGCTCTTGATGCCGAGCGCCCGCCGGATCGCCCGCTGCATGCCGGTAGCGATTTTCAGCATCTGCCGTTCGATCGCCGCTTGCTCCCGCTGGAGCCCGCGGACGAGACCCTGGCCGGCCTGAATGCCCGCGCCGTACATCGCGTCGCCCGCGGTCGCCCCCGCGTTCCCCGCGGCCCTGACGAGCGCCGCCTGATTCGCGTTGGCCTGCTTGATCTGCGCCTGCGACGCCGTAGCCAGAGCGGCGGCCGCCGACGCGCCTTGCTCGACCCCGGCCTGCGCGATCTGCGAGATCAGGTCGGCCCTGAGCCCCTTCTTGCGGAGCGCCGCCAGGTGCGCGTCGAAGGTCCGGGCCCGGGATGCCTGGGCGTCGAGCGTCTGGATGATCTGGTCGGCGCTGGTCGGCCCGCCGTCCGCCGTGATGTTCCCGGCTTCGAGGACGCCCTTCCGCACATCGGCGGCGAGGGTGTCGCGGGCCTTGATCTGGTCGGCGAGCTTCTTCTGCGCGGTCTTCAGCCGCGCCGCGACCACGGCCTCCCGGGTCGCCAGCTTCACGAGCTTCTTGCTGTCGGAGCTGATCCGGCCGAGCGCCTTCGACCTGGTCTTCCCCGGGCGGAGGCTGTCGGTGACGATGTCCGCGAGCTTCGCGGCCGCCGCCCGGACCTGCTTCGCGGAGCCGGTGAGTCCGTCGACCAGGCCGCGGGCGATCCACCGCCCCTGCGCCTTCGTCACCTTCGAGGGGCTCGCGATCCCGAGCGCTTTCGCGATCGGCCCGGGGATGACGCTCCGCGCCCAGCCCATGATCTTGGATTTGATCCAGCCGCCCATGGCCTGGATTCCCGACCACAGGCCCTGGACGACGTTGCGGCCCTTCTCCAGCAGCAGCGAACCCAGGCTGCCGAGGCCCGCGCTGATGCGCCCGGGAAGCTTGGACACCCACATGACGAGCTGCCCCGCCTTGGTGGTGACGCCCGACTTGATCCGGTCCCAGTGCCGCAGGAAGATCGAGACCAGATTCCACCGGACGAAGAAGCCCACGATGGCCGCGCCGATGCCCTTGATCTTGTCCCAGATCCACCCCCACGCCTGGGTGGTCCACTTGACGATCTTGTCCCAGTTCTTCCAGATCAGGACGCCGAGCCCGACGATCGCGGCGATCACCCAGCCGACCGGGCCCATCGCGATCACCCACGCGGCAGCCATCCGGGCGCCCTGGAGTAGGGACTGCACGCCCATCAGCAGCCAGGCCCCGACCACGCGCGCACCCGCAGCCACCTGACCGGCCGCCGACGCAGCCGCCCCCGCACCGGCCATCAACCACCCGGCCGCCACCCGGGCACCGTTGAGCACCGCGCGAGCTGCCATCAGCAGCCAGGCGCCGACGACACGGGCGGCGGCCGCGATCTGCGTTCCGGCCGACCGCAGCGCGGCGACCCCGGACATGACCCAGCCGGCCACCACCTGCGCGCCCCGCACCGTCGCGGCCACGCCCATCAGGACCAACGCCGGCACGAGCACACCCGCGACGACCCCGGCGACGATGCGCAGGGTGACGCCGTTCTTCTGCGCCCACTGCCCAAACCGCATCAGGGCCGGAATTACCTGGGTGCCCAGGACATTCACGATGCCCTGCGTCACACCGCGCTTGAAAGCCTCGACGCGCACACCGGCGGACTCCTGAATCGAGTTCCCGGCCTTGTCGACCGCCCCGGAAAAGGTACCGAATTTCGCGGCCGCCTTTGACGGGTCCATGGTGTCGAAAGCGCCACCAAGGTCCTCGAATTTGGTGCCGAAGAGCCCGATGGCGACGGTGTTCTTCTTGACGGGGTCGTCGAGTCCGCGGATCTTGTCGAAGATCGTGTCCATCGCCTTGGTGGCCTTGGGGCCGCCAGCAGCAAGGATCTTGATCATCTTGTCGGCGTCGAGGCCGAGCGCCTTGTACGCCTCGGCCGCCGCTTCGCTGCCGTCGATGGACAGGAGCGAGAATTCCTTGATTGCGTCAGCCGCAATATCCGTGTCACGCGCACCCCCGGCAAGAGCCTGCGAAACAAGCCCCATTGCCATCGGTCCATCAATTCCGACCTTGCGGAATTGGGTGCTGTACTCATCGAACGTATCGAGGAGATCCTCGCTCGCATTCAGGCCCTTCTGCTGGGCCTTGACGAGAATGTCCATCGCCTCTTCGGCGTCACGTGCCATCCCCGTCTTGACCATCTTCCCGACGGTCGTAGAGACGTGCGCGACCTCCTCGCCCAGGATCTTCCCGGTGGTCGCGATACGGACGCCGAGCGCGTCGAGCTGGCGCTCGGTCGCGCCGGTCGGGATCAACCCGTTCTGAGCGATCGCGGCCATGGTGTCGGCGGCGGTCTGGAAGTCCTCGACCATCGCCGAGGCGAAGAGCCGGCCCGCGGCCTTCCCGTACTTCTGCGCGACCGCGGGCGTGCCGCCGATCTGCCCCTCCAGCGTCCCCAGGATCTGGGACTGCTCCAGGTAGTCGGTGATCCCGACCATGAGGGCGGCCCCGGCCGCGACGCCCGCGCCAGCAGCGATGGTCTGGAGCCGGGAGAGACCGCCCTCGGCAGCCTGGACCGCGTCGTCGGCCCCATCTCGGGCCCCGTTGCGGAGCGCGTCGCCGACGGCATCCCCGGCAGCGTCACCGGACCGGCGGGCAGCGGAGACGAAGCGGCCCCGGGCGTCCCGGATGCTGCCGTCGGCGGCCCGGGTGAAGCCGTCGCCGAGGGCCTGGCCCGCCTGCTGCCCGGCCTGCTCGGCGTCGTCGGCCATCCGTCGGCCGGACGCCGTGAGGTCGCCCTCCGTGCGCCGGAGCGCAGGGCGCACCTCCCCGTCGTCGAGCCGGATGAATCCCACCAGCTCGCCGACGGTCAACGCCACGATGGCCCCCTATTTGCTGCGGCGCTCAGGAGGCGCGAAGTGCCGGTTGATCCGGGTCTCCGCAGAGAGGAGCCCGTAGATGCGGGTCTTCAGCCAGCGCCAGCTGCGCGCCCGCATGAGCCCGGGGGTGTCGAGGTCGATCCCGTACGTTTGCTGGAAGTCGGCCTCGATCAGGGCCCATTGCTCCAGCAGCCCCGCCCAGGTCAGCTGCGGGCCGCCGCCTTTTTGGGCTTTTTGGGCCGGGACGCCGTCTTCGTACCACTCGTAGAGGCCGGTGGCTTCGTCGTACTCGCCGCACCCTTTACCGAGGAGGCGCGCGCGCCCGACTTCCGCCGTGCCGCGCGATTCGGTTTTCCCGGCTGCGCCCCGGTCTTCCAGTACTGGGCGGCGGTCTCACGATCCACGGTGATCCACATCATGGCCGTGATGGCGACGTGCTTGAAGCGGGACCAGCGGAGGTCCGTCAGGAGGACGTCGTACTGGTCGCCGAGGCACATCTTGTAGAGGTCGAGCTCCTCCTGGTCGTCGAGGGCCTGGGAGTCGACCGGGGCCCCGCCCGCGACCATCCGGGCGGCCAGCGTCGTGATCTTCTCGATCTTCACGCCGTCCACGGCCGCCGGGTCCTCGATCCGGTAGACCCGCTCGACCCCGTCCTTGCCCGTGACCGGGAGCTCCAGGACGTCGTCGAGGAAGGCATCGAGCGCCTCGAACTCGCCGGCGCCCATCAGGCGATCGGGTTCGTGATCGGAGTGATCTTGCCGTCGCCGGTGATGGTGATCTCCACCTGGCCGAGTGCGGTGTGCTCGCCGCCGCTTTCCTCCCACTTCACGATGCCGATCCCCTCGTACGCCTCGGGGTAGCCCTCGCGGTCGAACCATCGGGAGTGCACCTTCGAGCCGGAGCCGAATTCGAAGGCCGCGAGGCGCAGCTTCTCGTGCGTCGGGTGGTACACCTTGACCGCATCGTTGACCTTGCGGTTCAGGGTCGTGGTCAGCTCCCAGGACTGGGCCGTCTTGGTGTTGCCGTTCCAGCCCTCCGACTCGTAGTCCGAGGAGTCCTCGATGTTGGGGTCGGGCATCGGCGGCTTGAAGTCGGTGACGCCCATCACCGTCGTCCATTCCGGGGCCTCGGCGGTGCCCATGTTGAGCTGCCAGCGCCACCGGCGGGCGAGCGCGGTCTCCGGGGTGGGTGTCGACATGTGCTGCTCCTACTCGTTCAGGAAGGGGCCCGGCCTGGTGGTCCGGAAGTAGAAATTGCTGGTCAGCTCGTGCCGGCCGTGGGTGTCCTGGCCCATGAGCCCGGCGGACTCGCGCCAGGACAGAGCCACGTAGACGCTGCGGAGCCGGTAGCTGCGCCGCTCGTGCAGCAGCCGGAGGGCGCCGTCCGCGAGGCCCCAGACCTCGCGGAGGTCCGGGCCGGCCCGGTACCGGATCTGCACGGCCGTGATCGCGTCCGTGGTGTCCGTGTCCTCGACCGGGTACGGCGTCAGCACGTACACCCGGGCGGGCTCCTCGGGCATCGCCCCCAGGATGATCGGAGTCTCACCCGGCCGGATCGGGGCGTCGGGCCGGTAGACCCCAAGGCCCTCGTCGGCCATCAGCGCGGCCAGGCCCTCCAGGAGGTCAACGGTGTACGTCATCGCAGCGCCCGCCGGAGCTCGGCCGCGACGATCGCGGCGACCTGCTGCCGGGCGTCGTTGAGCGGCTGCTCGACGTACTTCGCCTGCCGGCCGGGCGCGTGCTGGAAGTCCAACTGCTCGTGCTGCCTGACCGCGTAGGGGGTGTCGTAGCTGACGGCGGACGTAAGCGTCGCTTCGTCGAACGATGCGGTCCCAGAGCGGGACAGGGCGGCCTCGTCGAGCGGGACGACGGCCTGCGTCTCGCCGAGAACGTACTCCGCGGCGAGGAACCCGCCACGGGCGGCGGCGGGCCGGAGCGCGCGCACCACCTGGTCGCCGTCGAAGCGGAGTCTGTAGCGCGCGGGCATGAGCGGCCCCCCTATTCGAGCTGGATTTCCACGTGGTCGGGGGCTCCGAGGCCGCCGCTGTCCTGGTCCGCGCACTGGATGACCTTGGTCTTGTGGCCGTTCTTCAGCGTCACTCTCGACTTTGCCGGGGCCGTCGTGCCGGGGTAGGCGTACGCGGTCGAGCTCGACACGACGGTGTCGCCCGTCGGCGTCCGCACGAGCCGGGTTTTCTGCACCAGGAAGCACCGAACCTCGCTGGCTGGGCCGTACAGGTCCTGCGTGCCGGACCGGCCGGCGTACGGCTCGACGGTGATCCGGTGCCGCAGGAAGCGGCGCGGGATGGCCATCAGCAGCTCACCAGGGCCGTGAATCGGATGTGCGGGGAGGGGATGAGCTGGAGTGCTCGGAGAAGCTTGGGCGCGTAGTAGGACGGGCTCGCACGGTTGTCGCCCGCGCCGAACTGGAGGTTCACGCTGCCGATCTGGGCTCCCTGGAGAGGGCCGGAGATGTCGGTCTCCTCGCCGACCTCGCCCCAGAACTCCACCTGGCTGCACACCGCGTCCCGGAATCCGGCGGCGACGAGGGGGTGTGTCGGCATCCCGTCGCTGTCCACCTCGTAGATCGCGGTGAGCAGGAAGTCGCTGTCGAGGAGCTGCGACGCCCGTTCGAGCAGCCGCTGAGCGCCCAGCGGCGGCGCCTGTCCGAGGGCGTTGGAAAGATCGGTGGTCGTGGCATACACCCGGCCGTCCCCGCGCGCGCCCGGTGCGGGAGCGACGGACACGAGCTCGTGCTCGACTCCCGCGCCGGTGCCGGTGATCGACCACGACAGCCGCCACACCCCGGCCGCCGTGTAGACCACGGGTGCGGTCCACGCCGCGCCGTCATCCACAGGGGTGACCACAGGTGTGGACAACTGGCCGGTCGGCCCTGCCACGACCAGCGCTACCGCCGTCGTCTCGTCGTGCTCGCCGACCTCCAGCCGAGCCGTGGCGAGGTCTCCCACATCGGGCATCGAGTCCTCCTGTTCAGTGGCGTGGGCGGCCGGGGCCCTGTCGGCCGTGCGAGGGCGCCCACCACAGCACTCCGCCGTACGGCCAGGCTCCGACCGCCCACGCCTCCACCACCGCACCCACGGGATGGTCCAGGTCGGCTACGCGGACGCGCCGATGATGTGGATGTCGTAGGTGACCGCCGACCCCGCGCCGGAGTTGGCGATCTTGAGCAGGTCGCCGGTCGACGCGGTGACCGCGTAGCCGATCGCGTCGGCCACCCCGGTCCCGACGGCAACGAACCCGCCCGGGCGGACGGTCAGCGTGTGCGTCGCGCCGAGCAACGTGGCCCACGGGTTGCTGGACGCAGCCCCGACGACCACGTTGTTCGTGTTCCCGGCCGCCGCCGCGATCACCAGACCCTTGACCCGGGCGAAGGTGACCGTGGCGCCGAACGCATCGAGCAGAACACCAGCCAGGTCGAGGTCCTCGGTCCCCGACGCCGCCAGCGTCCGTCGGTCCGACCAGATCCGGTCGGCCTTGCCCGCGCCCGTCCCGCTGCCCAGGGACAGCGACCGGGAGAGAGCCTGCGGGGCGCGGCCGACCCCGAGGTCGAGGGCTGCGCTCAGCTCGCCGTACGCCGAGACAGCCAGCATCGCTCCGGAGAGAGGCATATCTGTACCTCCGATCAGGTCGCGATGACGAGCGGCACGGCCCGCTTGAAGGCGGGCGTGGCGATCGTCGCCGGAGCGGTGGCGCCGATACCGGAGCCCGAGGTCTGGGACAGGTTGACCTCGCCGGCGAGGATCGGCTTCGCGCCGACTGTGCCGACCAGGGTGGGCACGGTGGACGCGGCGATCGCCAGCGCGGCGTAGTAGATGCCGCTCTTGGTGATCCGCTGCGGGGTCGCCAGCGCGAATGTCTTCGCGGTGTCGGCCGCCCACGCCTCGTTGGTCTTGTCCGCGGACTGCGCGAGCAGTGCGCCGGTCCGGCTGTACAGGGCCGCGATCTGGTTCGTGAGCGTCCCGCCCGCCGTGCCCGCGCTGACGAACGTCAGGTTGGAGATGAGGTCTCCGTCGTGGAGGTAGAGGGCGACGGAGCACATGACGCCGGAGGCGGCCGCGGCCACATCGTCGAGGCCGACGCGCGCCAGGTTGGGGCGGTGGAAGGTCTCCGCCGGGTCGGGGCGGCCGGCCGTGTTGAGCCAGCCGAGGTCGTCGCGGACGAGGCCGCGGTATGAGCCGAGGACGGTCATGCCTTCGGTCCCTTCGTGTCGTCCCCGGCCGGAGCCGCAGGGGCAGTGGCGGCGAGGATCTCGTCGCGCTTGCTGGTGATGCCGACGCGCGGCTTCTTGGCAGACATCTCGGCGTCGAGGACCCGAGTCGCCTCGTCGTGCTCGACTCCGGCGAGGTACGTGAGGACGTCCTCGACGCTGTGCTCGGCCGGGTCGTACGGCGCGGTGCTCTGGGCGCCGGCGACGAGCGCCTGGACGCGCTCCTCGACGGTGTCCTCGTCGGCGGGGGCGACGCCGTACCCGTGGCGCCGGAAGTACTCCAGCGCCGCACGGCCGGGCTTGGTCGCGTCGGTGACGTAGCCGGTGCCCTTGGAGAACTGGACGCCAGCGGACTCGCCGCTGAAGGACCGCACGGGGGCTTCGATCTGGTACCTGGTCATGGTCACCGCACCTTCACGTTGCGGAGCACGCCGCACGCCTTGGTATTGCGGAGGACCACGCCCACGGGGCCCATCTCGACCTCGCCGGTCTTGACCGCGCCCGCGACGGTGAAGTCGGGAAGCCAGGTCTGGACGAGGGGCTTGCCGGCCATCGCGGCACCGTGGAACGCGTCCAGGCCGATCGACACCGCGTAAATGTCGGTGAGGCCAGTGATGACGCCACCGCCGCCCGCTCCGTCCGTGTCGGCCGAGCGGATCGGGATGATCGGAGCCGCTCCGTCGTCGCGGTCGCCGAGGTCGACCAAGACCCAGTTGCCGTACCGCTCGACCAGGGTGCCCAGGCTGTCCTGCCCGGAGGTGAACTGGGCCGCGCGCCGGGCCAGCGACTTGATGCGGGAGATGGAGACGGTGTTGCCGAGGATGGCCCTGGTCCCCGCCGGGATGCTGCCGTCCGCCCCGGTGTCACCGGAGCCGACCTGGGAGCCCATGATGCGGGACAGGAAGTCGTCCAGGGCGTCGAAGGCAGCCATGGCCTTGTCCTGGTTGTTGACGGTCGCCGCGGACCAGTCGAGGTAGCCGGTCGTGACGCCCTCGTTGATCGGCAGGTACTCGGTGGACTGGCCGACGAGGCTCTTGTCGAGGCCGTCGAAGCCGTCCTCGTCGACGGCGGTGTCGCCGGTGATCAGCTCCTGCTGGAAGCGCGTGCGCACCGAGGTGAGCTTCTGCGACATCTGGAACATGATCTCGTTGGTGGCTGCTGGCCCGAGGTTGGCCAGGACGCGGTCGACGTTGAATGCGCCGCCGAGCGGGTGCAGCTCGGTGGTCTTCCGCTCCCGCTTCGCCTCGCTGGTCGCGTACTCCTGGTTGTACTTACGGAACGACGCCTTCGAGGGCGACAGGAGCCGCGTGTACCCGTAGGTGAGGGTGCCGCCGCCGGTACCCGGGCTGACGGTGTCGTCCCAGACGAAGTTGTTGAGCAGCCAGCTGTTGCGCCGGAGGTTGTCGATGACGGCGAAGTCGATGTCCGCCTGGGTGTTGAGCGCCGCCTGAGCGAGCGTTACGGGCATGGGGTCACTCCTGGTCAGTTTCCGTAGTGGTCTTTGATCGCCCCGGCGAGGGAGCCGGTCCGCTTGGTCGCGCCTTCGCCGGTGCCGCCGGAGAGGTCACCGCCGGAGCGTCCGGCCGGGGTGATGGCGAGGGAGGGGTTGCCCTTGAGCGCCTTCTCGATGGCGTCGTCGAGGGCCTTGCCGAAGCCGGTGGCGGTCGGGTCGAGGCCGCTGATCGATTCGACGAAGCTGCGGGAGTCGAGGAGTGCCGAGGCCTTCGCCCTGTGCTTCTCCGCCCGCCCGTAGACGGCCAGCTCGACGTCCTTGATGCGGAGGGCCGCGTCCTTCTCGGAGAGCTTCGAGTCCCGGTCCGCGAGGGCCTTCGTCAGCTCCTCAGCGGTCGGAGGCTCGTCGCCCTTGACGATGCCGAGGGCCTCACCGAGCTTCTTCGTGATCTCCCTGACCGCGTCGTCGGCGGCCTGCTTCTTCGCCTCGGTCCGGGCCTTCCCGGCGTCCTTGCGGGCGTCGGCGAGCTCCTTCTCCAGCCGGGTGATCGTGGCCGCGCTGTCGTCCGCGCCGCCGTCCTTCCCGCCCTTCTCCGCACCCGCGCCCCCGGTCCCGCCGGAGCCGCCGTCCCCTCCGTCGCCGTCTCCGGCGCCCTGGCCGTCACCGTTCTCGCCGTCTCCGCTGCCGGATCCGGAGCCGTCGCCGTCCCCTCCGTCCGCGTACAGGCACGGGGAAAATGGGTTGTGGCCGTAGGGGTGAGCCCAGCCAGTACCCGCAGCGAAGTTGCGGCGGGCGAGGGTCTTCTTGTCCATGGGTGCCCTCCAGGGCGTGTGAGTGGTCCGCTCCTGGCGGGCCTGGATACTGCGAAGGGCCGACACCTGGCCGGCCCAGAGGGGTGACCCGCTCCAGGCGGATCTGTGTTCCCGACCCACACCCGGTGGGCCGAAGTCTGCGAACTTGCTGCCCCGAATGAGGCTCCGGTGTACGTTCCGCTCATGCCGATCACGCAGTGGCTTCCCGTAGTTCCCGCTCAGTCCTGCCGCCGCTGCGGTGGGCCCATTGAGCGGAAGCACACCGTCGAGGTGCGAGACGGGGTGGAGGAGGCACCGCGGCCGCAGACCGGAACCCGATGCGGGCGCGGCTGCACAGGCCTCCAGCTTCAGCAGTTCGACAAGCAGTCGGGCTAGCGCGCCGTGCCGAGCTGCTCGCGGTGCCGCTTGCGAGGTAGATCGGTCTCCGCGACGAGCTCGCGGATGCGGCCCTGGTACGCGCGCACCTTCGCGTTCGCGGCGCGCTTCCGGTCGTCGTCCATCGCCCCAGCAGCCTCACGCTTCCACGCGCGGACCTGACGCTCCAGGTACCGCTGTTTCTGTGTCTGCTCGTACGAGGCCCGTGACGGTGTCGGTTCTCGGCGGCGCGTGAGGCCGGGTAGGTAGATGGCTACGTTGTGACGGCAGTTGGGGTGCAGCAGGCCGTCAGCCCTTGCCTCTGGGAGAGACCCGGCGACGTCGACCTTGACCATGCGGCCGTCCTCGGTGGCGTGCTCTATCTCGACCGTGCGCGCGCCGCCCGCGCCCTCGCGGGAGAGGATCTTGCCCTCCCACCGCTCGCACCGTGAGCACTCCTCCGGGGCATCGGACACCACGACCAGGTCGACACCCGCAGCGGCGAGCCGATCGGTATGCGCCTCGACAGCGGCACGGCCGACCACCGAGCGGGTCGCCATCTCGACGTACGAGGTCATGTTCCACGCGCGCCCGGACCGGTCCACGAAGCCGGTGACGCCCTTCTTGGCGAACTTCGTGAGAGCCCGCGCGGCCGCCTCGCGCCGCGTCACCGCGCCCAGCAGCGGAGCCGCCGACGCCTCCGCGATCACCGACCGGTAGACGTCCACCGCCACCCGCAGGATGCGCACGTACACGGGCCCGGTCTCCCGAACCAGCGCCGCCGCGAGCCGGTCCACCGCCGGAGCGGACGGAACCGCTGCCGCAGCCGCGAGCGCCGGCCCCGTAGCGACCGCGCCGAGCTCGACGATCGCCGCCTGCTGCCCCCGGTCATACGCCTCCGCGACGGCCTGCCGCATCGCCCCGGCCGCGTCGGCCTGAAGGATGCCGATCAGCTCCTCGATGCCGGCCCGCAGGTTGCCGAGCGCCGCCAGCTTGACCTCCACCCACAGCGGCGAGTCGATCCCCTCGGCCAAGGCCCGCGTAACCCGCTCGATCAGCATCAGTTCGGCCTGCTCGTAGAGGCGGCCGACGGCGGCCGCGAGGTCCTCGGCCATGCTCGGGCTGACAGGCATCGGCTACTCCTCGTCGTCCTCCTGGCCCTCGGAGCCGAAGATGGGCCGGTCGGCCCCGAAAGCGCCCGGGTCTTCAACGCCGCGGCCCGACTCTGCGTTGATCCGCTCGACCTCGGCCTTCTGGTCCTCCTCGCTCCAGTCCGGGTGGACCAGGGCGACGAGGACTTCGGTGGACGCGGCCTCGGCGCGGCGAAGGAGTTCGGCGGTCTCGGCGAGGGTCTTGATGTCGTCCTGGACGGAGTCGGCAAACCGGACGTCGGGCCGCTCGACCTCGACGCGCGGGATGCCCGGGAACATGCCGCTCGCTTCGAGGATGAGGAGGGTCTCGGCGATGTCAGCCGTGCCGACTGCTTCGAGCTCGGCTTTGCTCGCGCGGGTGGACATGGAACGGGAGGTGCGGGCTTTGATCTCCGTCGCCGTGACGGCCGGGCCCGCGCTGTCGTCCCCGAAGGTGCCGCCGCTGTACCCGGCGTTCCGGATGACCTTGCTGACCAGCTCTTCGATCGTCGACTTGTGCTCGACATGGCGAATCAGGAACTGGTTCGCCGTGATCTGCTTGTCGCTGGTCGGCGGGATGTTCATCTCCGCGTAGACCTCGCGGTCCTCCCACGAAGCGCCGCGACCGGGGCCGTTGTTGGAGAGGTACCCGGAGGGCACCAGGATGCGCATCTTCGCCAGCCGGATGTCCCGCATCCAGGAGGTGTACGACTCGTCGATCGCGCCGAGGAACGTCTCCGCGCCTTGGAAGTCGGATGCTCCGAGGCCGGCGGCGCCCGGGATGTCCCGCCAGTCCGGGGCGATCACCGAGTTCGGGATGTAGACCGCGGCGAGGCGCTTCCCGATCGGAAGCTCGCGGACAGGCTGGTACCCCTTGGTCTGGGGGAAGGCCCCCAGGTCGACGGGCTTGCCGAGGTTCTCGGGTGTGCCCTCGTAGACACCGTGCAGGATGACCCCGGGCTCGTGTCGCTCCAGGTGCCGAACGACCTTCTGCCCGTCCACGGAGATCACGGTCCAGAACGTGACCGCACGGAGACGGTCACCGTGGGCGAACTCGGGGGCGGCCCCATCTGCGTGAACCAAGCTGATCCACGGACGGTCGCTGATCTCGTCGTCCCAGACGATCCGCAGGTACTTGCCGCCGAGGGCTGCACTGATCTGCCCGCCCGCGAGAAGGGTCTTCCGCAGGCCCTGAGCCATGAGGTCTTCGAGACGCTCCTGGGTGGCCTTGTTGGTGACCTTCAGGGCGGGGGGCTCGGAGAAGAGGAGATCGGCGGAGGTCCGCGCGATGTCCTTCGCGAGCGGCATGTGGAGGTTGGCGCGCTTCTCGCCCATGGGGGTGGGCTCGCCCCAGAAGAACCGGGCGACGCTACCGACGAGGCCGCCGCGGTACTGCGAGGGGCGGTTCTGAGGCTGGCCGAAGCGCCCGCCGGTCCGGTGCCGGTTTAGGTATCGGTACGACAGGCGCTCCGGGTTCGCGGAGTACCAGGCGGACCAGGTCTCCATGTCGGACCAGATCGCCGGATCGATCGGCGGCCACACTGTCCCACGCTCAGGGAGCGGCATCGTCGTCCCCCTCGTCTTCGATCGGCTGGTCGAGAGCGTCGGCCACGTCTCGGTAGAAGTCGGCCAGCTCCAAGCGGAGGGTCGAGAGATCGATGCCGTCATCAGCCACCGGGAGCGTGAGATCGCCGATGTGGGACTCCGGCATGTCACCGACGCGGACACGGACGGGAAGCGTGATCTCGGCGGGCATCAGGCTGCTTTCTCCAGGTCTTCGAGACGGATCAGGTGCCGCCACTCGTGTGCAGTGCTGTGCAAGCCGTACCGGAGACCGTCGACGCTGTGGTCGTCGATCTTCAGCGGTTTGTCCTCGCCAGCAGCTGCGGCCTTGGGGTCCCACGCGTATGAGGGAAGCTCGCTGATGAGGCCCTTGCACGAGCGGTGGACGTACAGGAAGTTGGAGCCGATGGCGACGCCGACCGACCTGATGCCGTCGTGCACGTCGTTGTTGGCCTTCGCGACGCCCTGGACGCCGTCGCTCCAGAGCTGGGTCATGAAGCTCGCGGCCGAGGGGTCCACGAAGATCCACTGTGGTGTGACGCCCTCGGTGCCGCCGTGCTTGTACGAGCCCAGCCACTGCCGTACGCCCTGGCTGTACTGCGCATCGGTGAGCTGGCGTCGCTCGGCCCGGGAGTCGTGCCGGTACTCGGAGGCGACGTACAGCTTGTCATTGGACCCGATGCCGATCAGCAGTGCCGCGAGGGGATTGATCGTGCCGTAGTCCAGGCCCACGCACATCCAGTGCCGGATGTCCGGCAGGGTGTCGACGACGTGCTTCGCCTCGTCGAACATGTCGTAGACGATGCCCTCGGCCAGGCACCATTCGCCGAGCACGAACCGCTTGTAGAAGAGACCCTGGTACTCCAGCTTGAGGTTGGCAACGTAGGCCGGCGGCAGGTACGGGTTGTCGTGGAGGCTGAAGCTGAACCGGTGGAGGTCGAGGGCCTTGGGGTCCTCGGAGACGACCTCTGTGCCGTCGCGCCGTACGTGCAGGCGTGCCCGGTCGAGGAACTTCTTCTTCAGCCAATGGTTCGGTCCCTCGGGGTTTGTGGTCCCGAACCACTGGGCGCCCTCAACGGAGAGGCGCGTCCCGAGCATCGAGAAGAACGACTCGGGGAAGGTGGTGACCTCGTCGCAGTACGCTCCGGCGAGCGTCATGCCCTTGATCTTGTCGGCGGCCCGCTCGTCGTTGGCTCCGGCGACGTAGATCGTGCGGCCGAAGATGATGACCTCGCCCGCGCCCGCCTTGTACTTGCAGCGGCGCACACCGACCATGCTGACGATCACGTCGATGATGTTGCGCTTCAGCGTCCGCTCGGTCTTCCCGACCATGAGCAGCGCCCCGGGCGGGCCTGTGCGGATGTACCGGAGCCACACCATGATCGAGCTGATCGTCTTCGACGACCGGACCGCGCCTTCCCACAGGTTGCCGCGGGCGGTCGCCAGCTGGGTGGAGCGGAGCTGCTTCCCCACGAGGGCATCGAACACGCACGCCCCCTAACTGCCGCCCATCATCCCCTTCAGCCAGGCGTCGACTGCGGCCAGGCCCTCGGTGTCGGACTCCGGCGGGCTGAGCTTCAGCGACCGGTCGATGGCCATCCCCGCCGTACCCATGAGGGCGCGCTTCTCGGCGGCCGGGGCCTCGTCGAAGGTGTGGTCGTTGTACGTGTTCTCCTTGCCGCCGAAGGAGTAGACGGTGGTCCGCTCCCACATCTGGGCACGGAGCTTCATGGCGTCCTGAGTGAGATCCAGGGCGAGCTGAGTACGCAGCGCAGCGAGGTCGGCCTGACGTACCTCGGTGGCTGCTCGGACTTCGGCAGCGCGGGCGAAGGACAGCCCGAGCTTCCCGGCCTCTTCGCTGATCGTGCGCCCGGAGCGCCCGAGTTCCTTGGCGATGGCGTTGCGGCCCTTGCCCTCGGCGTGCAGCTCGCGGATGCGGGCGCGCTCCTCGTCGGTGACGGGGTTGGCCTTGGCCATGGTCACCCCCGGGCGTGCGGAGGCCCGACCGCGCACGGGCGCAGCCGGGCCGGTCTGGGGCGGCTTACTGGTCCTTCGCGACCAGGTCGCCGAGCGCCTGCTCCAGCTCGTCGCGCCGCTCGTCGGAGGTGAGCGCCTGGTCCCGCGCGCCGAAGGCCAGGGCGAACCGGTCGACCTGCCGCCAGTCCTGCTGCTTCCCCATCTGCTTCACCCAGTGCGCGGCGACCTTCGGCGTCTCGAACTCGTAGATGGACACCGTGTCGGTGGTGATGAGCTGCGAGCAGTCGTTCGCGTGCGGCTTCTCGCCCGCGGCCTCCTGCGAGCAGCCAGCCGTGTTGTCCTGCGGGTCGCCGAGGGTCTTGACCCCGGTCGCGTCGGCGAGGCCGGCCGCCGCCTTCTTCGCGGTGAGGCCGGCGGGCTGGCTGCTGCTCGGGGCGGACGGCTTCGATTCGGTGGTCGGCTCGGCGGCCGGGTCGCAGGCGACGAGGGCGAGCAGGAGAGTGGCGCCGGTGACGGCGGCCGTGGTGGTGCGGGTGCGCATGGTCCCCCCAGGGATAGTGCAGTGAGGGAAGCATCATCGAGCGCGGCGGGGGGCGGTCGCGGCGATTTGGCCGCTCTGTGACACAGAAGAGCCCCAGCTGGCTGCGGTAGGCCATAGCGCTGGGGCGAATCATGGCTGGACGGATCACCGCACCGGCCAGACCTCTATGACTCGACCAACGGTCGAGCAGTTCTGATGTCCGGGCACGCCGGACTTGCGGACAGGATGCGCCATTCGTCGCGGATGTGCAAGCAGGGAATCAGCGGGGGTCGATCTCGGCCCTCTCTTGCCCTTCCGCGAGATCGGTCTATGACGAACCGCTAGAAGGACCCCTAGGCGTGCCCCATCCGAGCAGCAACGCAGCTGAGCTATCGCAGCTCAGAGCTACCCGTATCGGAATCTGAGGGCAGTGCCCGTTGTTTGTCGGCCCGTACCCGTAGACTGATTGACGCCAAGCGGAGTCCTTCGCGAACTCGCGCCTCAACGCGTTGAGTTCGTAGACCTCGGTCCTACTCAGTGGGCCGTCGCGGGCCGGGCCGTATCCCGGATTGAAGGACGAAGGGAGGCGCGGGTGAGTTCGAACCTGGAGAAGCCGCGCAAGCAGTGGACCGGTCCCGAGAGGGCGCAGGTCTGGGTGGGCGCGCTGGCGCTCTTGGTGGCGATCATCGCCCTCGTGGTTCAGCTTGCTCAGCTTGGCTGAGCGAAGGAGCGCGGTCGGGATGACTGGTCAGCTGCGGGAGACGCAGCGAGCCCGGTCTCCGCGAGGTCGACCGGGCTCTTGAACTGCGACAGAGGTCTCGGCCCGGGCCTGGGTCGGGGCCTCTGCATTTTGTCGGGAGTGAGAATATGTCACCCCCCACTGACATTGAGGGTACTGGAGTGTCACCCGCAATGCTCCCCCGGCACCCAATTCCGTATGGCATTGCAATACGTTTCGGGGCGGCAATCAGCTTCGCCGGTAGACCTGGCGGCCCGCGAGGGCGGCGGTGACGGTGGCTCCGCGCCACCGGTTGGCCGGCCCGTCGGTGTCGTCGGGTGCCGGCCACCGGCCCTTGGAGACGTCGGCGCGGATCGTCCCGGCCGCGATGCCCGCCAGCTCGGCGATCTGGCGGGCGGTGTAGAGGCGGCGCGGCTCGAACGGCAGCGGGCGGGCGAAGTGCTTCTCGACAACGTGATCAACCTCAACCGGGTCGTAGACGTACGCGCGCCCGCGCTTGCCCGTGTGGGCGGGCCAGTCCGGGTGCTGGCTCCAGACGTTGGCGATGGTGGCGTGGGAGCGGCCGTAGCGGGCGGCGATCTCGCGGAGGGTCTCTCCGTCGGCGGGCGGGGTGGCTACCATGGTGGTCCGGCCTTTCTGGCTGGGTGCGACCGGCAGGTTTTCGCGAGCACCCCTTCGGGGGTGTCTGGGCTTCGGCTCGGGCCTGCCGGTCTTTGTCGTTTCCGGGGGTGGTTCGGGGTGCCGCCCCGGCTGGGTACCGGGGCGGCGGGGTGGTCAGTCCTGCGGGGGCTCGGTGCCCTCGGGGTCGACCAGGGCCTCCATGAGGTCCGCGAGGATCTGCTCGCCGAGCAGGCAGTTGAGGACCGCCGCGTCGGCCCGGTGCTCGGCTCCGGAGATCGCGTAGCCGAGGGCGAGCTCGGCGGCGGTGATCCAGTGGAGCAGCGACGTCACGGCGGCGGCCTGCTGCACCTCGGGGAGGGGCTGCTCGTCGACGATCTCGTACGCCCGGATGATGGCGGGGAGGTAGTCGCCGATGAGGCTGAGCTCGCCCTTCGGGAGCGCGATCGGGATGGGCAGGGCGGCCATCGCGATGTCGATGCCGTGGGCGAAGTGGGCGAGTCGCCGCATCAGGTCGTCGGTGCGGGCTTCCTGGTGGTCGGACATGTGGTCCGCCTTCCTGTGGTGGGTGTTGGTCGGGGTTCGCGGCCCCTTCCTTGTGTCTCCAGTATGACACTAGCACCACCGTTTTGCAACACCCGCGAGGAGGGGAGAGAGGAGGCCCCCGGCTGGCTGCCGGGGGCCCGATCCGATCTACTTGTCGTTCTCCTCCAGCCAGCGGTCGGCCAGCCAGGTGGTGATCTCGGCCAGCTTCCTGTCCGCGTCGTCCAGGACGGTCGCGGCGCTGAGGGCGCGGGCGGTGTCGTAGCCGTTCACCACCAGCAGCGTGAAGACGTCCACGGCCGCCAGCCAGTAGCAGCAGGCTGCGACGAACGTGTCCTTCGGGCCCTCGGGGAGCGGCTGCTCCTCGATCAGGGCCATGGCCCGGCGGATGGCGGGGATCGCGTCGGACAGGATGATCTCCTGCCCGCTGGGGGCGGGGAGGGTGATGGAGATCGGGAGGCCCGCGCAGACGACGACGAGGTCGCTGTAGGAGTGGGCGATCAGGCTGGAGAGGTGGCGCTTGGTCTCGTCTTCAAAGTCGGACATTGTCCATCCTTTCGGTTGGGTGGCGGTCGGGGTTCGCGGCCCCTTCCTTGTGTCTCCAGTATGACACCTAACTCCATCCTTTTGCAACACCCTCAGGCGTGGGAATAGGGAAGCCCCCCGACTGGCAGTCGGGGGGCTTCGTTGTGCCGGTTACTCCTGATCGGCCAGCCAGGCCGCCAGGTCCTCCAGGTGGCCATCAGCCATCAGTAGGTTCGCGGCGGCCGAGTGGGCCCGGGAGACCTGCCACTCCTCCTCGCGGATCAGGAGGCCGTAGCAGTCCATCGCACCGAGCCAGAAGGCTGCGGCAGCGAAGACGTGCGCCTTCATCGTCTCGGGCATCGGCTGGTCGAGCGTGAGCCCCATCAGCCGCCGGACCGCCGGGACAACCTCCAGGTTGCTGACCGTGCCGGTCGGCAGGGTCACCGGGAGGGGCAGGGCGAGGCAGACCGCGACCATCGCGCTGTAGGTGGCGGAGAGGTGGGCGGAGACCTTGCGGTTCGCCAGCTCCTCGAAGTCGGACATGGGGTCCGTCCCTTCTGTTGTGGGTGACGGGTCGGGGTTCGCGGCCCCTTCCCTGTGGCTTAAGTATGGCACATAACGCCATCGTTTTGCAACACCTGAGGGTGAGGATAGAGGAAGGCCCCCCGGCTGGCTGCCGAGGGGCCTTCGGGGTGCTGCTAGCTGTACTGCTCCAGGAGCCAGGTGCCCAGGTCGTGGATCGCGTCACGCGCGATCATCAGGACCCCGAGGACTCCGGCCGCCCGCGCCTCCACGTAGTCCTCCTCGACCAGGAGGCGGTAGAGGTCGGCTGCGGCCAGCCACAGGATCGCGCCCGTGTAGAGCGCCGACTGCTGCGCCTCCGGCATCGGCTGCTCCTCCGCCAGCTGCTCGATCCGGCGGACGGCCGGGATCATCTCCAGGTTCGTCACCACGCCGGTGGGCAGGGCGATCGGCAGGGGGAGTTGTGCGCAGCAGGCGACGAGGCCGCCGTAGGTGGTGGTCAGGCGGTGTGCCGCCGTGCCCATCATCCGGTCTTCGTGGTCGGACATCTTCTTCACCTTTCGGTTGGGTGGCGGGTTCGGGTTCGCGGCCCGTTCCCTTGTGTCTCCATTATGGCATCGAATGCCATCGTTTTGCAACATCCATGGATGAAGGAGCGGCCCCAACCCGACCAGGCTGGGGCCACGCCCGTCAGCTACCTCCGCCGCCACCCCGACAGCCGGTCATCCACACCTACCACCGCCGACAGCCGCATCCCCGGCAACTCCGAGGCCGGCACACCGACCTCCTCCGCGATCAGCGACGCCGCGTACCGGGCCGGCACATCTGCATCCGGCGCATCCGCCACAACCTCCGCCTCCCCGCCGACCAGCAACAGAATCTTCACGTTCACGCGCTCGCTCATGGGCTCTTCCTTCTCCAAGGTGATGGTGTTGTACATGGGAAGCAGCAGGGGCCGCCCCCCGGGTGTGGTCGTCAGGTGCTGTCGGACCGGCTGTCGACGACGCGGCCGGGGGCGGCCCGTGTGCCGTAGCCGGTGGCAGCCTGCCGCAGCGCGGTGTGGGCGTCGCGGCTCCGCTCCCGCGCCGCGTCGAGCCGGGCCTCGACCTCCGGGGCGTACCGGCCGCCCTCCGGAAGGCCGGGGTCGATCTCGCTCAGGTCCAGGGCCGACCACGCCGCCCGCCCGGCCGCCCGGAGCAGAGTCTCGTCGGTGACGACAAGGGCGAGCCGGTCCCGGGCCTCAGTCACATCGCTGCGGGCCTGGTAGAAATCGGCCCGGCCGACGGGGTCGGGCTCGCCCGCGCGGAGGGCATCGACCCGGAGCCAGTAGAGCTGCCGGTACCGAAGTGCGGCGGACAGGAGCTGCCCGACCAGGTCAGCTACCTGCGCCCGGTGCTGCTCGCGCTGCGTGCGGCGGTCGGTGACCTGCTGGGTCACGGTGACCAGGAGGCCGCCCGCCAGCGTGCCTATGACCGCGATCGCGCTCTCCCACATCAGCGCACTTCCCGGATCGAGACGACGACGGCGGTGGCGTCGTCGCGGTAGCCGTCCTGGTCGGGCTGCGCGGCGGCGACCAAGGCGTCGGCGAGGGCCTGGGGATTGGCCTGGTGCTCGCGCACGAGGTCCTCCAGGGTGTCGGCGGGGACCTGGTCGTGGATGCCGTCGGAGGTGAGGATGATCATGCGGTCGCGGATGCCGGCGGTGTAGACGGTGCCGATCGTCGCGCGGGCGAGGCTCGTACGGAGCCAGTTGTCGTGTTCCCGCGCGATCTCCAGCGCGACGCCGTTGGCGCGGAGCTGCTTCCCGACGGTGTGGTCGTCGGTGTACAGCTCCAGCCGGGTGCCGTCCCACCCGTAGGCGCGGGCGTCTCCGGTCCAGTTGACGACGGCGACCCGGTCGTCGGGGCGCACGCGTACGGCGACGGCGACCGCGTCGGCCTCCTCGCCGTCGGCCCCGCGGTCGGCGATGAGCTCGGAGGCGGAGAGGAGTCCGCCGAGCGGGCCGCGCCGGGCGGAGATGCGGGCGGCGGTTTCGGCGAGGAGCGGGGCGGTGCGGGAGGTGTGGGGGCCGTGGCCGATGCCGTCGATGACGGCGGCGCCGACGGTGCCGTCCGCGAGGACGTACACCTTCGCCGCGTCGGCGTTGTCCTGGGCGGTGCCCTCGCGGGTGGCGAGGCCGGTGGTGATGGTCATGCTGGTCATCGTCCCTTCGGTTGCTGGCTGGTGGGGGCGGATCCGGTCTTCTTCTGCGTACGGGCGGTCTGCGACTGGTCGTTCTTCCGCTTGAGCGGTGCCATGCTGTGCGTCCTGTCTCGTGAGGGATGGGGCCTGGGGCGGCCGGTCGCCAGGCAGTGATGCGGCCGCCCCGGGGTTGTCAGCGTTCTTCGCCGTCGGCGAGTCCCCTCGCTCCCGCCCGCCGTGGCGATGACGCGGGCCATGCCCTCGAAGGCATCGAGCGTGCGACTGTCGAACTGGCCGTGCTCGGTGCGGCTGGCCTCGCCCGCCCGCCGGTAGGCGTGCGCGGCATCGCGGTGTCGGCCATCGGCTTCGGCGTGCTCGGCCTCGGCCAAGCGGTCGTCGTAGTCGGACATAGAGGTCCTCCTGGTGGTGGTAGATGGGCGGGAGATACCCGGGGAGATCGAGGTAGATAGATCGGTAGATGTGCAGGTCAGGCGGCGGTAGACGGGGCGGGAGATGCCTCCTGCGGGGCGGGGCAGGGGAGGGGCGGAAGCTGAGCCCGGACGACTCCCCGACTGGCCCCCCGGCCGCCGGTCCGGAGCCGCTGCTCCACCGGGATACCGAGGGCCTCCAGGCGGGCCCGGAGGTCGGCCACTCGCCAGCCCTTCCCGTGGCCCTGCTCCTGGAGGTGAGCCAGGAGGTCGGAGAGGTACATGGAGGGGCGGTCTCCGAGGGCCTCGTAGAGCAGCCGGAGGACCGCCTCGCGGGGGTCCGGCTCGGGCTCTCCGGGCGCATCCTCCGGGGGGGCCTCGGCAGACGCTCGGGGGGCGGCGCGGAGGGCCGCCCAGCACCACGCAGGGACGAGGACCCAGAGGAGCGCGGGGACGGCGCGGGCGGCCCGCCACAGGAGATAGGCCCCGGCGGCGACGAGCATGGCGCGGACGATGCAGCCGAGGGCGGCGGCCAGGCCGGTGAGGTCGTCGCGGCGGCCGGCCCGGATCCAGTCGGAAGTGCGCGCGCCGATGCGGGCGATCAGGGTGTGGCTGCCGGTGGCGAGGCGCTGCGCGGTGGCGGTGCGGGCGGCCCAGATGACCGCTGCCCGCTTCACACCGCGCCCTTGTTGCCGAGGGACGCGCCCCACGCGCCGACGTAGTTGGCCGCGTCGGGCAGGAACCCAAGCTGGGCGGCGACGCCGGGCAGGAACCCGAGCACGGCACCGGTGACGATGCCGCCGATGATGCGGCGGCGGTCGAGCTTGCCGGACGCCCGGTGCAGGAGGATCACCCCGGCGAGGACTCCGCAGACGACGATGCCGCCTGCGGGGGTCAGCGATCCCATGCGCGCGGAGGCGAGGGCAGCGGGGCCCGTGCCGACGAGGGAGCCGACGGCGGTGTCGCTGCCGTTGGAGAGCAGCCCGGTGATTCCGGCTGCGCCCCAGCCAAGCGCGCCTCCGACGCAGACCGTGGAGAGGGCGCCCAGCAGCCACCCCGCGCCAAACGGGATGAGGGCCTTGGGGTCGCGGCCGCCCTTCCACCAGGGGCGGAAGTTCGCCCACATGATCACAAGGGCGGCGGCGACTCCGGCGAGGCTGAGGCCGGTGGCGGCGTTCATCGGGTGACTCCAGTGAGCAGGGTGACGATGTCGAACAGGTCGATGGAGGCGATCAGGCCGATCACGGCGACGGTGCCCGCCCAGATGCGGCGGAGGGTGCCGCCGTGGCGAACGGTGCGCATGACGACCCAGGCGAGCGGGACCAGGGCGAGGGCGTAGCCGTACGTGGCTCCCCACTCGGCCCGGGTCTCGCCGACGGTGTAGGCCCAGATCGACGCGGCGCTGTGGCCGACGCCGGGGACCGGGATGAGGGCGGCGAGGAGCGCGAGGATCAGTTGCCAGGGGCGCCCGATCGTCCGCATCCACGCGCAGATGCGGTCCCACCGGGTGGGCTCGATCGGCTCGTAGTACGGGCCCGAAGCGACCGTGACGTGTACGTGGTGGACGTGGATCTGCTCGGGCGGCGGCCCGGGCGCGGGTGCGGCGACGGCCGGGGGCGCGGCCGGCGGCGGGGGCGGCGGCGCAGCAGCGGCCGGGGCGGGGACGCGCCACGGGGGTACGGCGTCCGGGGGCGGGGGCCCGGCGGGCAACGGTGCTCCCCCGGGGATGATCCGCGTCGGGATGATCGGCTTGCGGGCGGTCACTGCTTGCCTCCGAGGGCGTCGCGGATGTGTTGGGCGCGCTTCTGGCCGATGCCGTACCGGGCCCGGAGGGGGCGGATGCCGGGTACGTCGGTGCCGTACTCGGCGCGGGCCTGTTCGATGAGCGGGTCGGGGTCGGGTACGTCGAGGTCGCCCTCGGGTACGTCCTCGTCGCCGGGTACGGCTGTGTGCTCCGGCTCGGCGTGGTCCTCGGCGGGGACGCGCGCATGCACCTGGCGAGTGCGGGTCCCCTCGGCGGCGAGTACGGGTACTCGGTTCTGTACCTCGGGGTGCACCAGTGCCGTACTCCAGACGTCGAGCTGCAGTTCAGCGGCAGGTACGGGGTCCGGTTCCGGGGCGAGTACGGGCCGGGGTTCAGCGGGTGGGGCGGCGAGCTGGTTGCCCGCGCGGAGTGCGATGCGTACCTGCGTCTCCGAGACGGGTACGCCGTACCCGGTGCACAGGGCGGCGACCTCGGCCGGGGTGCGGTCCGGGTGCGCGGCCCGTACCTGCTGCACCGCGTCCAGCGGGTCCAGGCGGCGCAGCTCCGCCCCGGTGACGCCGAGCGGGGTACGGGGGTACGGGTCCTCGGGTGCGCTCGTACCCGCCCACGGAGAGGCGAGGGGTACGGTCGCGAGCTGACCGGAGGTACGGCGGGCGGCGAGCTGCTGGAGCAGGCGGTGGCGCTGCTGTCCGTCGGTGCCGGCCCCGGAGCGGGCGACGGCGGCGGCCAGGCGGCGGCGCCGGTACCCGGACAGCCAGCCCCCCGGGCGCAGTTCGAGGACGGCGGCGAGGTGCACGGCGCGGGCGGTGGCCCGGTCGCGGGTGATCTGCTCCGCGGTACGGTCCCGGCTCGCGAGGCCGAGCCGGGACAGGAGTCGCTCGCGCAGCTCCCGGCCGACGACGGCGGGCAGCCCGGTGGACAGCGCCTCGGGGCGGGCTACGCGGATCTCCAGGCCCATGGCCAGATGCCAGAGCAGCCCGGCGAGGACGGGGCCGATCACGGCGCGGACGGTGCCGCCGACGACGCCGGATGTGGCGTAGCAGGGGATGACCTGGACGCCGGTGATGACCCAGACGAGGACGCCCGGGACGCCGGCTGACCCGGCGGTCGTGTCCGTCGAGGTGGCGGCCTTGTTGGCGCGGGCCATAACGGCGCAGGCCAGGAGCGCGAGCTCCCCGGCACCGAACATCAGGGCGCGCTCGGTGCTATCGACCATGCCGAGGTGTTCCCTGGCGAACCGCCAGGACGTGTCCCCGCTGTAGGCGGTGCAGACGATCGCCCCGGCTCCGGCGACGAGGACGGGCACGGGCGGCCAGCCGATCGCGCGGACGGTACGGACGGCGGCCCGCAGGGTGGCGGCCAGGAGGCCGAGGACGGCCGCGGTGATGCTGGCGGCCGGCCAGGGGTGGTCGACCGCCCAGGTGATGAGCGGGTGAGTGGGCACGGTGCTCCTCCAGGAGCGTGGGCCGGCCGGGCGCACGGCGGTGCCCGGCCGGGCGGTTCAGGCGGACGCGTTGCCGTCGATGCGCGCGCAGACGACTGCGGCGAGCGCCTGGTCCTCGCGTGGGCGGGCGGCGGTGAACGCCTCGGCGGCCTCGCGCTGGAGCTCGGCGACGCGTTCGGCCCGGGTGGCGCGGCCGGCGCGGGCGCGGAGGAGCAGCGCGTACTCGCCGCGGGTGATGGGGCGGGCCTCGATCCGGGGCATCTGCCGGAGGAGGGCCCGCTCGACGGCGAGCGCCATCGGGGTGCGGTAGCCGTGCTCGGCGTCGGAGTAGTCGCGGGCGTAGGCGAGCCGGTTGACCTCGCGCATCGCGCGGCCCGGCAGGTTCTCGGTGAGTCGGTCGGCGATGCGGGTGAGGAGCTGGCGGAGGTCGCCGGCCTCCTCGATGGCGCGGGTCTGGCGGAGGGCTTCGTCGGGCTGGGAGAGATCGGTACGGTTGGGCACGCCTGCCCCTTCGTCGTGGTTGAGGGTGGGCGCCCCCGGCCCATATGGCGTTCCAGCGCCGGGTCGGGGGTTTGTGCGTTAGTAGCTGGGCTACTTCCCCAGACTGTACGGGGCCCCGTACACTTGGGCAAGTGACCCAGCCCGACGAGATGAGGCCGGGTGTGACCGAGGAGGCGCAGCGCGTGATCGACGCCATGGATGCCGTGGAGGCGATGCCTGATCCCCAGACGCGGGCGCGGGCGATCGGTGAAGTGATGGCCGACCAGGCGAAGCGGGGGAAACGGTGGCGTGAGCTCCGGCGTCAGGTGGTGCTCGATATGCGCGCGGAACAGCCGCCGGTGTCGTACCGGAAGATCGCGGCGGCGCTCCAGGTCTCGTTGGCTACGGTGCAGGACATCGAGCGCGGCTACACCGGGTCGGGCCGGGACCGCCCTCGGGCGAAGCCGAGTGAGGGTGAGGAATAGGAGGCGCAGCGGGCCCCCTGGTCGTGGTGACCGGGGGGCTTCGTGCTGGGCGGGGCCTCGTGCGTAGACTCGAACATATGAACGAACGAAAGCCTTCGGAGTGGGCCGTGAAGGGCGCCCCCACCCCCGGGCGGCGCCCGGTCGCCGTGCACCGAACGGGCTGCCGCCCCACGAGCGACCGCATCTGGCCCGTCGAGGCAGACGAGGCCCGGCGGCTCCTCACCGTGGACGCCGGCCTCGCATGCCAGATCTGCCGACCAGACGCCGCCCTCAAGCTGCCGTGACCTCCGAGGAGCGGCACGCTGATGGTGTGACTCAGGCCCCGATCGTCGTGCATCGGCCGTCGCCCACCGGCGGCCGGCGGGTGACCGTGCGCGGGAGGATCATCGGGCTGGCCCACTCCGACCACGACCTGGTGGTATTCCTCGCGGACGCGGGGCTGCTAGATCCGGACCTGCTCCTTGATGACCCGCGATGGGTGGAGTGGCGGGGTGGCCGCGCCCACAAATGGGGCGCGGCCTGATCAAGCTTGGTGGAGCATGCTGCGTGCCCGGTCAAGGAATTGGCTCCGTGCCTCCGCGGCCTCGTTCGTCGCCTGCTCCAACCGCTCTTCCGAGAGTGGTTGTCCGTGATGCATCTCCGTTGCGATGTCGAGGGATACCTCGATGACGTCGAGCACACGCTCACACAGCACCAAGGCGAACGTGCTCGTCTGCTGATCGGCGAGGAGTGCCACACGCTGCACGACTGCTTGGAGGCTTCTGCCCTGCATGCGAACGTCTTCGAGCAGCGCGATGGTTGCCTGTTGCGCCTCAGTACCGGGGAGCTGGTTTCGCACTGCCCTCATAGCGTCCCGGGAAGCGTGGTGCGCGCGGTCGACTGTGACCATAAGGTCTTCGTACGACTGCTGCTGGTGATTCCGAAGCCACTGCCGGTGGGCTTGGTCACCCTGCATCTTGGCCTGCCGCACTAGGCCGAGACTGGTGGCGAGGGCGGCGAGAGCCGCACCCCCAGCACCGGAGGCTCCTGCAATCACTGCGGCAAGTCCTGCGTCCATGACGTGAGTGTGCAACATCTCTGGGCGGGCATGGCGGAAACGGTGGATTCCGCTCCCCGTTCCGGCAGCACCGTGCAGGCGGGAGGCAGTACGGTCCGGCCATGAACTGGCGAGAAGCGCGGACGTGGGTCGCATCGTGGGAGTGGGGGGACGCGCCCGCCTGGGCGGCGTTCGGACTGGCAGCAATAGCCCTGGTGTTCAGCATCAAGGCGCAGAAGGACGGGCGACGTTCAGCAGACGCCGCGGTCGCCTCGGTGAAGGAGGCGCGGTTGTCCAGGGTGGCTTCGGAGAAGTCCGCGGCGGTGGCCGCAGAGACGCTGGCCGATCAACGTCGCGAGGCGGCGGAGCGCCGGGCGGCAGAAGAGGAAGCCAACAGGCCGCGTGCGGTGCTCACCATCGAGCATAGCCGGAAGGCCGTGTGGCAGCTCATCAACTCGGGCACCGCAGCAGCGGAGAACGTTCGCTGCGAGGAACGCCCCGAGGCCCTGGTCCGGGGGTGGCCGGACGGACTATCGATCCCAGCCGGCGAAGTTCATGAGTTCATGATGGCGGGGTCCATGCAGGCGTCCATTCCGCCAGTGCTTCGGGTGACCTGGGATGGCCAGGAAGAGCCGGTGCCGCTTCGTGTACCGCCGAGGGTCGACTGAGGAAGCTCTACGCAAGCTGGCGTCCGCTACCCCGCCCATGGTGGCGGACGCCAGTGTTGCCCGGTCAGTGAGGCTGCGTCGTGGCCGTTGTCCAGGCGAACGCCTCGGCCAAGTCCTTGAGCGCGGCAGCTGCCGTCTGGGGCGTCATGTTGCTGTCCGCTACGCCGTTGACCTGATCGGTGATCGCCTTGTAGAGCGCCAGGCGCGAGTCATCGCGGGCATCGTTCAGCTGGTCTGATGAAGCCATGGTGGTGCCTTCCGTGGTGGGTCGGGTATCGCAACTTGCATACTCACACGGGGGTCTGACACTTCACGGGCCTGTCTGTGCCCAGGTCCGCCCACAGTCGTCGCACCGTACGACCGGCGAGGCACCGGATCCTCCGTGCATGTCGAGTGGGCCAGCGCACTCGGGGCAGAGCGCGGTGAGGCGTACGCGGCCGTCGCCGACGTCGAGGGCCCGCTCGACGAGGCCGGCCGACGTGCGGGCGACCACGTCAATGCGGTGCTGCTCAGCCTCGGTGAGCGGCCGCCAGGGTCCGCGTACGCCCTGGGTGCGGGCGAGGAGCCAGAGGGCGGCGAGCGGGGCGGTGCGCTGGGCCCCGGTGTACCGCCACCGGCGCGGGTCCTTCCCCTGCCGGAGCGCCAGCTTGTTGCGGCGCCGGTCGTCCGCCTCGGCGGTACGGCGGGCGCGCGGGTCATCCGGCCACGAACGGCGCGGCGGGGCCGGGGTGATCGGGGCGTGCTGGACGGCTGCCGCGGTCTGGTCGGCGAGTTCCAGGAGGCCGGCCTCGACGGTGACCATGGTGTTGAGGACGTCGAGGCGCAGTGGGGCGGCGGTCCATCCGGGCTGGGCGGGGTCGCGTTCGAGGGCGCGGAGGGCTTCGGCCTGCCAGGTGGCGGCCTCGGCCTGCTCGTCGTCCTGGTCGCGGCGGCTGATGATGCCGATGCCCATGGTGGGGGGCCAGGTGGTGCCGCGGGTGGCGAGGTGTTCGCGGAGGTCGCGCCAGTGGTGGGCGATGGTGAAGAGGTGGCGCTCGGTGGTGTGGGTGGCGGTGGTGGTCATCGGGGGCTCCGGGGTGCGGTGGGGCTATCGTGATGATCACCTGGGGGCGCATCCGGTCTTGGCGGACGGTGGATGCGCCCCTGCTGCATGTTCAACCGATACGTCGCGCTGTCGTGGACAGAGGGATACGGCTGAATTGCCATTGCAGGGTGAGCGCGTTCGAGACACTGAGGTGCATGACAGACGACGAGTATGAGGAGCACCTGCGCAGGCATCACCAGTTGCGGTTGTCTGAACTGGCGGATTGGAGGCGGGAGCTCAGCGAGCAGCTAGTCCGAGGGGAGATCACTTACAAGGACCAGGACTTGCGAAGGTTGAGGATCCAGGCATGGGCCGAGGCGAGCCACTACATCGACAAGGACGCAGAGGGCAATCGCATATATCTGGCTGGATTCCAGGGGCGCTACGGCCGCTACGTGAAAGCGGGAAAGGTTGAGGGACCTGCGGGTAGGCCTGCCAGGCCTGGGAGTTGGCAATCTCGAATCAAACATCATCGTCGAATCGCCCGTGTCCATGGCTTCGCCCTCGTCGGAGTGTGGGTGTCACCGCCAATCGTCGACTCCAGCAACGCTGAGCGCCTTTTGTTGACTGAGCTGGACGAGAGCCACCATGAGCGTGGTCTTCGGGAGCGGAACTTGGCCTACCTGCATCACGGAATGCGGGATGGTGAGTACTTCTTGGATATGACCTTCGACGACGCAGCTCCGATCGCCAACCACGTGCTTTCGAGCTGCGGATCCTCATACGGAGGAGCGCGTTGATCTCGTCGTTGGGTGCATTCGCCAGCCGTCCTCCTCTGCCTCGCCGGTGGTGCCGCACGGGTTGCTGATGTGACCGTTGGGCTCGATGTGGACCGGGCTCTGGGAGTCGACGATGGCGTTGAGTCCGTCGGCGGCGCGCTCCCAGGGGCCGGTCTCGGGGAGGCCGAGGGTCTGGCGGGCGGCGGTGGACTGGCCGCTGGTGGCGTTGAGCAGCTGCTCGGCGAGGAGCCGGGCTTCGCGCCGGGCACGGTGGGCTTCGGTGCGCCACCGGACCACGTTCGCCAGGGCCCGGTGCAGGCGGCGCTTCAGGTCCTCGTACCGGCGGCGGCCGAGGGGCTCACGCCTGCGGTCCTCGGTCCACCACCGGATGAGTTCGAGGGCCTGGGCGTGGTCTTCGGGGGTGATGGCCTGGATGAAGGTGTCGGCCAGGTGCTCGCGGAAGGTGTCGCCCATGCCGGAGCCCCAGAGGGTCCAGTCGATGAGGGACCAGAGCTTGTCGGGGTGCTTGATGGGGCGAGGCTCGGTGGCGGCCTGGCCGTCGGCGAGCACGCGCCGGATGGTGGCGAGGTGGGCGTCGATCTCGTCGGCGAGGTCCTGCTCGGCGCGGCGCCGGGCGTCGTCGCCGGCCTGGCGGAAGCCCCGGGCGAAGCCGAGCGGTGTCTGGAGCCCGAGGATCTTGAGCTTCGCGGCGCGGAGGCGGCGGGTGGTGGTGAGTCCGAACATGTGGGTGCTCCTGGCGGTGTGCTGGGGGCGGGCCCTCGCGTAGGGCCCCAAGTCCGGTCGTACGGAGGGTGGGTCAGGCCTTGCGGGTGATGGAGTCCATGTACTTCGCCATGGCAAGGTTGTGGCGAGCGTCCGCGATGGCGTTGTGGTGGCCGGCCTCCTGCTTCGGCAGGTCGGCCGGGGTCAGCCCGAGGCGCTTCGCTTCGGTGACTAGGTCGTCGGTCTGCATCGGCAGGCCGGCGGGGAGGTTGGACATGGGGCCGAAGAGCTGGGCGTACGCGACGTGGTCGTACGCGGCGTAGTACGCCCAGAGCTGCGGGTCCGGGGTCTCCAGGATGAAGCGGGAGACCATCCGGGCGATCTGCGGGCGGGGGTGGACGTCGGGGTCGGTGACGTCGATGCGGTCGGTGCCGCGCACGCCGCGGGGATTCCGCAGGATGGGCAGGCTGGGCCAGACGTTGGCCATGAGCCAGCCGTGCCGGCGGACGGCGCCCTGGTCGAACTCGCTGCTGACGGCGTAGAGCTCGCGGCCGTCCTCGGCGACCATGCCGATGCTGATGAGGTCGATGGTCCGGCCGTCGTCGAGGAACTCGGTGTCGTAGAAGATGCGCATCAGTTCTGCTCCTGGGTGGTATTGGGTACCGGTAGCTGGTCGAGGGCGTCGCCGATGTCGTTGGCGATCTGGCGCCAGCGGGCGGCGAGCTTGGGGGCGGTGGTGTCGCGGGCCCCGGCGGCGACGAGGAGTGCCTCAACGATCTCGGAGGCTTCGCCCGCGCCGCCGGGGAGGCGGAGGACGGCGGCCATCAGAACGGGGGCTCGTTGTAGCCCTTGGCGTTGTAGATGGCCCACGGGTCGTCGGCCGGCGGCTGGGTCGGGCGGGACTGCTGGGGTCGGCCCTGCTGGGCCTGCCCGCGCGCCTGCGCGCCCCCCTGCGCGCCGTTCTGCCCGGACGTGACCTTGGCGACCTTGGCCGTCGCGAACGCCAGCGAGGGGGCGATGGAGCGGATCAGCAGGGCGGTCCGCTCGTGCTTCTGACCGTCCTTCTCCCAGCTCTCCGTACGCAGCTCGCCCATGACGACGACCTCCATGCCCCTCTCCAGGGTCTCGGCGGCGTTCTCCGCCAGGCGCTCCCACGCCGTCCCCCGGACGTACAGGACGTCGCCGTCCTCCCACTCCTGGGTCTGGCGGTTCAGCCGGCGCGAGTTGAACGCGAGCGGGATCGAGGCGACGGCCTTCGAGGAGGAGGTGAACCGGAGCTCGGGGTCCGCGGTGAGGCGGCCAACACCGGTCATGGTGGGCAGTGCCATGTGATCTTCCTGTTCTCCCTGCGCGCGGAACCGGGACGAACCGGTTCACGCGGTGGGTACTTATCGGGGCTTGGTGATCTTGAGGTTGGGGAGGTTGGTCCAGGTGCCGGTGATGAGGCCGGTGGTGATCGTGACGAGGGCCACGAAGGCGACGATGATCACCGACGTGTCCCAGGTGCTCGGGTGCGGCAGGCGGGGCAGAGGTCGAGGAGTCGGCCGGGTGCCCGGCGGGTGGTCCACCCGTCGCAGCGGCCGTCGGCGCGTACCTGCCGGGCGGTACGAGAGGTGATGCGGGCGCGAATCGCGGCGCTGTCGGGGCAGTCGCGGTCGGTGGGTCCGTCGCAGGCGACCTCGACGCCGATCTGGCGGGCGGTCATGGGTTCTTCTTCCGTCGGTGGTCGGAGAGTCGGGTGACTCCGGCCGGGAGGGGGAGGGCGGTCTGTTCCTGGCGGGCGGGGCAGGTGGCGATGTGGGGGAGGTGGAGGCGTTCCCAGCCCGTCAGGGGGAGGTCGGCGGTCGGGCGACGGGACCGGAGGGCCCCGGTGCCGTCGCGCCAGACGGCCGCGTTCCCCTCGGGGTGGGGATCGGGGTCGACGGCGAGGTTGCGGCCGGCTTCGGTGCGGGTCCAGCGGATCGGTTTCCGGCAATCGGGGCAGTGGGCGGCTGGTGGGGCCATGGCGGGGTCCTGTGGGTGGCGGTGTGGGTGGTGTCCGCCTCGGTGATCCGCTCGGGGTGCGGGGCGGTCAGGGCGGTACGGAGCGCGGGGGGCTGGGTCATGCACGGGCTGTCGGGGGCGGCGGCGCAGACGGGGCAGGTGGTGGTGTGGATGACCCAGGCGACGCGGCGGGCGTCGTGGGTCTTGTCGCGCCAGGTGGTGCCGGCGGCGGCGTTCGAGCAGAGCTCTCCGACGGGGGCGGTGCACGGGGGCCAGGGGCAGCGGACGGCGAGCTGGGGGAAGCGGGCGGTACGCATCAGGGGGTCTCCTCGGTGGTGTCGTGCTGGGCGAGGGCGGCGGCGGAGGCGGCGCGGATGCGGTCTTCGGCGGCGCGGGCCTCGTCGGGGTCGAGCGGGGGGAGGCCGGCGGCCTGGCGGCGGGCGTCTTCGAGGCGGGCGGGGTGGACGTCGCGCATGCGGCGGCCGCGGGCGTCGCAGCTGACGCCGGGGAGGGCCTGGCAGACGCGGCAGCCGATGGCGCGGGGGTTGACGACGCCTTCGCGGGCGGTGGGGGTGGCCTTGCCGATGGCGGCCCGTGCGGCCGCGATGCGGTTGGTGTACGGGCCGGGTTCGCCGGGCGGGAGGGCGAGCCGGTCGGCGGTGCCGAGGGCGGCGGCGGGCGTGCGGGCCGGGAGGAGGCCGTCGGCGGCGGCGGTGATGAGGGCGCGGCGGGACGCGGCGGACTGGGCGCCGGTCTCCAGGGGGTTGCCGTTGTAGACGACGTGCGCCAGTTCGATGCGCTCCTCGCGGCGGGTCTTGATTTCCTCGACGATCTCGGCGGGGCTGATCCAGGGCTGGCGGCGGGCGACGGCGATGACGGCGGTGCGGGCTTCGTCGGCCGCGTACGGCTTGAGGATCTCGCCCCAGACGTCGGGGGTGTACTCGCCGAACTTCTGCGCGGGGCAGGCCGCGGCGACGTACTCGGCGATCTGCACGGCTTCTTCTTCGGTCACGGGGTCTGTCCTTCCTGGTGCTGGGCGGCGCGGGCGGCGGCGCGGGCGCGGGCCCGGTCGAAGACGGTTTCGCCGGGGGGCGGGCCGGGACGCTGTGGCGTCGAACCGGCGTTCATGACCTGGTTCACGACGGACGGCAGCGTGCTGGGGTGGAGGCCCTTGGTCATCCAGTGGGCGATGCCGCGCCGGATGTCGTCGGGGTCGATGCGGTCCTCTTCGAGGAGCACGCGGATGGTCTTGGACATCTGGCCGACGACGGAGCCGGGCGGGCGCTTCGATACGCGCTCCAGCCACTCGCCGACGATCGTCTGGGCGGTGACCTTGCCCGGGTGCTCGTCCGCAGGTTCGTCGAGGACCTCGGCATCGACGACGCCGTCTTCTGGCGCGGCTTGTGCGTCAGCCGAGACGGACGGGTCGCGAGAAGAGAGAGGTCTTGTAGAGAGAGGAGAGAGAGTAGGCGTCCGGGATTCCCTGACACTGACGTCAGGGAATTGCGGACACTGAGACTCGTCAGTGTCCGTAATTTCCTGACACTGGTCAGTGTCCGCAGAATCCGGACGCTGAGAGCCGTCAGTGTCAGGTGTTTCCGGACCCTGAACGTCAGTGTCCGGAGTTTCCGGACCCTGACCGTTCTCCTCAGCGTCAGGGGAATCCGGACGCTGACCGTCGTCCTCAGCGTCTGGGATCTGCGGACACTGGAGCGGCAGGATCATGTACTTCGCCGTGCCGTTCTTCTGGCCGGCGGAGACCTTCTTCAAGCAGTCCTTCGCGATCAGGGCCTTGATCAGGGCGTAGATCTGGGCGCGGGAGACCTGGGCGCGGCGGAGGATCTTCTCCGACTCGACGCTGGACCAGGTGATCCGGGTCGAGTCCCGGGCGTCGTCGGCCAGCACCGCGAGGGCGAGCTTCTCGCGGTGTGTCAGCGTCGTCGGCGCGTAGTCCAGCACCTCGACGTACAGGCGGCCGCCCACAGGGCTCCTTCGGGGTGGTGCGGGGTGCGGCCGGGGTCGCCGGCCGCACCATGAGCGGGGATCAGCAGCGGTGCGCAGGGGTGCCGTTCAGCACGGCGATCTCCTCGGGGATGCCGTCATCGACGAGCGTCCGGATGTCGTTGAAGGCGGAGGCGAGGGTGTCCTCGGGGCGCTCGATCTTGAAGCCGAGCCGGAGCTCGCCCTTCTGCCGGTCGAGGCGGTACCGGAACCGCGCGGTGACCGCGTACGGCTCGGTCCCCTCGAAGGGACGCAGCGCGAGCGTCAGGGTGGCCGGGATGGTGATCTCGCCCTTGTGGCCGGCCTTCGCCTGGACGTCCTCGACGAACGAGAACCGGCGCTGCCCGGAGTCGAGCCGCTGCGAGCTCTGGAACTCGGCGGACGTGGTGGCCTCGAAGGACTGGGCGAGCTCCAGCATCGTCGCGGAGTCCGGCTCGACCAGGTCCAGGAGGTTGTCCTCGATGAACTCGGCGAACATGCCCTGAGACATCAGCTCGCCGCTCGCGCCCACCCAGGCCCGCCAGGAGGGCGTCGAACGGAGCCGGAGCTCCAGGCGGTGACCGCCCCACCGAGCGGTGGCGGCGGTGTGGGCGTCGAGGACCGCGGTGATGGTCTGGGACTCGACGTCCGCGTACACCTCGGTGGCCGGGTCGCCGTGCTTGTCGAAGTACGCGAGGAAGGAGCCGACGTCGCGGACCACGGTGGTGCCCGACTTCCGGGCCGGGACGCCGGTGTGCTCGGGACCGGTGAGGTCGACCTTCTGGACGCCACCACCCGGGGTGACGAGGGTGTAGAAGAAGCCGGGGTCGAGCTGGTGGGGCTGGGCGGCGCGCATGGCGACGTCGATGACGGCCTGGGTGCCGCCCAGGTCGGACGGCATGGCGGCGTCGTAGCGGTTCAGCGTCACTTGGCGCTCCTGAGCTGGGTGGGGGCGGGGGTGGGCTCTACCTCGCGGAGCCCGGTGATGACGGGCTGGCGCGGGTCGGTGCGGGAGAGGTTGCCGGTGTCGTCGACGAAGAAGATCGACTTCGGGCGCTCGGCCTTGGGTACCTTCGAGGTGACGGTGTCCGTGACCGTGACGGTCCGGCCGTCGGTGCCCGCGATCGGCTTGACGTCGATCTTCAGCGCAATAGCCCCGGCTTTCCCGGTCTCGCGGACGGCCTCGATGAGCTCGTGCAGGCGGGTGGACAGCTCGTCGTGCAGCTGGCCGCCGGACTGCTCCTGGAGGAACGCCGCGAACGGGCGGACGACCTGCTCGGTCTCCTCGGCGGCGGGCTCGGTGGTGGTACTCATGACTTCCTTCCTCGGACTGCTTGCTGTGCTGCTCGGTAGGTGTGGGCGGAGGCCCGGCGCTTGCCGGAGGCGACCGCCCGCTGGTCGAAGAGGGCGGAGGCGCTCTGGGGCGAGGGGGTGGTCCAGGCACCCGCCGGCCAGCCGGGGCCGGGCGGCGGTTCCGGCCGCCCCCGGAGGGCTGACGGGGTGTGGGCGGGGCACCGGAGGCCGGGCAGGTAGCGGCGGACCATGTCGCGTGCACGGCAGTACCGGCGGTCTGCGCCGATCCAGTGCGTGCACTCGGGCGGGGTCTCCGTCACCGTGCTGTCCTTCCGGGGTGGTGGGTGGTGGCCGGGTGCGCGGACGGAGCGGTGTCTCGCCCGCGCACCCGGAGTCAGGCGGCGCGCTGCTGCTTCGGCGGCGCGCCGGTACGGGTCTCCCGCTCGAATCGCTGCCGGGCCGACAGCCCGCCACGAATCCCGTGGCGCCCCGACAGGCCCAGCCCGTGCTCCTCGGTGAGGGCGGCGGCGAGGCAGTCCTCGCGGATCGGGCAGCGGAGGCAGGTGGCCTTGGCCTCGACTCGGTTGGTGTTCGCCTCGGTGGTTTGGCCCTCGGGAAACCAGGTGTCCGTGTCGCAGCCCAGGCAGGCGGCGAGGCCCCACGGGATGTCGGTCGGGGTCATCGGGGGCCGTCCTCTCCGGTGTGGATGGGGGCGTCGGGCCAGATGCCCCAGCAGTCGATGAGGTCGGCGGAGGGGCCGCCGGGCTCGGTCTCGATGTCCGCGGTGGCGATGGCGTCGCGCTGCTCGGGGGTGGGGTCCACCACTGTGGGGTCCTCCTCTCTGGGGTGGTGCGGGTCCGGCCGGGAGTCGGCGGCCGGACCCGCAGTCAGTGCTGGATCAGGCGTGGGCGGGCTGCTTGGCGGCGTCCAGGAGCTTGTTCATGTGCTCCCGGAAGCGGTCGGCCGCGTCGTCGCCGGTGAAGCCGTCGAGCGTCTCGATGACGACGGCGGCCTCCCCGAACGTCAGGTCGTTCTGGGTGGGGACCTGGCGGCCGACGATGAGGCTGATGGCGCGGAGGCGGCGCTCGCGGTCGCTGTTGTCGAAGCCGAGCCCGGCGAGGGTGGCGAAGATCTTCCGCGACTGCGGGGCCGTCACCGCCTCGCTGGCGGGTTGCTGGTCCGGGCCGATCGCTCCCTCGGCGGCGACCGCGTCGGAGGTGGAGTACGGGGCAGGCCCGGCCGGGGCCGACGGCGCGGCGGGCTGGGAGCGGAGCGCCGTACCGTACTCGGCGATCAGCGTGCCGATGGTCGTCGGCTCACCGGTCTTCGGGTGTAGCTGCCCGGTGTCCAGGAGCCCACGGCTCTTCGCCCGAGCGTGCAGAGCCAGAGCACCTTCGTAGGTCAGGCCGGGGGCCGTCAGGTCGGTCATCAGGACCTCGATCGGGTCCACACCCTGGCCGAGCTGCTCAAGAATGATCTCTGCCAGGTCCTCGCCCGGGTGGTGGATCGTCAGACCCTCCAGCGGCTCGTACCGGGTCTTGGTGACGTTGCCGGTGCCCTCGACCATGTCGAGGATCAACCCGAGCTCGTACTCGGCACCTTCACGCTGGACTGCCTTGACGCCGACCTTGGTGACCTTCTTGCCCTCGATCACGTAGTCGCCCTTGGTGCGCATGGTGGCGATGACGTGGCCCGGGTAATTGAGGAGGGCGTCGAGCATGTCCTGCTCGATCGGGTTGCCCTCGCGCCAGCCGCCGAAGGACCCGCCCGCGCCGGGCTTCCGGCCGGCCTCCTCCACGATGGTGAGGAGACCGCCCCGGCCGTTCCAGAAGTGGGACCAGCTGTCGACGATCAGCACGCTGATGCTGGCGGCGCGGGCGGCGGCGATGGCCTGGATCAGGTGCCGGGGGTCGTGGGTGTCCATCGGCATGTGACCGAACTCGTGGCCGCCGAGCTCGGGCTTGCCGGGGACGGGCGCGTAGGTGAGGGCGGAGCCGCGCTCGGTGTCGATGACGCCGATGGAGCCGCCCTTGGCGAGGCCCTCGGCGATACGGAGGGCCGACTTCGTCTTGCCGGAACCGGCCGGGCCCTGGAGGCCGATGCGGGCCTTGGCGGCTTCTCGGGTGGCGGGGGTGAAGGAGAAGGTCGTCACGTGTTGCTCCGGTGGTCGCGCTGCTGCGGGGTGGTGGTGAGGCGGCCGGTCGCGGTGGCGGTGATCAGCCAGGCGGCGGCGTCGCGGACCGCGCCGAACCGGGCGGTACGGCGGCGGGCGATGGCCTTGGAGTCGTCGGGCTGCTTCTGGCCGTACATCTCGGTGGCCCGGGCGAGGAGGCCGGCGGAAAGCTCCGCCCCCGTCTCGCTCCGGAGTTCACCGAGGAGGTTCGCGGCCTCGGTCGCGGGCATGCCGCCCTTGACGAGGCCCTGGTAGGCGCGGGAGTAGGCGCTCATCCGCGCTCACCCCGCTTCACGCCCGCGACCTCGTACCAGGCGGCGAACTCGCCGCTACCCATGCCCGGCTCGGAGCCGTCCACGGCGGCCTGCATGGCGGTCGCGGCGGCCAGGGCGAGCGTGGCGTGCGCCTGCGCCTCGGCGGCGAGAGCGGCACCGACGACCGGGTCGGCCCCGTCGCCGTAGGTGAAGTGGTGGGCGCGCTCGACGAGCCACTCGGCCTCGCGGTAGTGCTCGGGTCCGGTCACCGGGCACCTCCGACCCGCAGTTCGGCGAGGGCGGACCCGTACGCGGCGCAGTCCCAGGAGCAGAACAGGCGCTTCGGCTCCGTGGACCCGACGACCTCGATCAGGACCCAGCCGGGGTGGCGGCGGACCCCGCCGGGCTGGGCGCCGCACCCGGTCGTCGTGCACCGGGTGGCCGTCTGGACGGCTCGGGGCGGCTTCGGCTCGCCGACCAGCCCCCTGTTCCAGCTCTGTGCGGTCTTGCTGGCGGCCATCAGGCACCGTCCTTGGGCTGGGCGAGGAGGAAGTACCGGCCGTCGGCGGGGCCGTGGGGCACGAGGAGGCCGCGGGCGGCGAGCTCGTTCAGGTCGCCCCGGGCGTTGTGGCGGCGGCCGCGCGTCGGGTAGCCGAGGTCCTCGTACACCTGCTCCGCGCGCCCGGTCTGCCACCGGGTGCCGGGGTCGTCCTGGATGTGGGCGAGCAGCTGCTGAGCCCGGTAGCTGAGCGCCGGCGCTCCCCAGGTCCCGGCGTCGATGCGGGCGACGATCTCGGCGCGCTCCTCGGCGGCGTCCGCGCACTGCACGCACAGCCAGCCGCTACCGTGCCGGACCCAGCCCCGCTCCTCGGCCTTCGAGGACCACTCTCCGAAACGGCAGCCCATCGCGGAGCAGCCGAGCATTTCGCCCAGCTCGGCCGGGGCGGACCGGTGCCGCCACTGGATCTTCATGAAGCGTCGGGAGCCGCCGTACCCCTTCGTCTCGACCGTCACGTTGACGGCCTGGGCGGCGTCGGCGATGCCCGGCAGGTCCGCTCGGATCATGTGGTTGGTGCCCTGCGAGATCAGGCCCGGCTCGTAGCCTTCGGGCAGCCAGCCGCCGATCTGCATGTAGCTGTGCCCGTAGAAGTCGGGGGCGAGCTCGGTCAGGCTCCAGCCGGTCAGGGTGACCGTGCCGTCGAACAGCTCGACGGTCGCGGGCATGGTGGTAACGGCGTTCATCCGCGCTCACCGCCCTGCGCGGCCGTGACCGGCTCACGGACGGGAAGGATCGGGCCGAGCATGTCGACCACACCGGCCAGGCTGCACCGCTCCGGCCGGCCGTCCTTCGACAGCAGCGGCATCCCCTCCGCCGAGTAGTCGCCGTGGAAGTACCAGGTGTCGCCGGTGATGTCCTTGTGCCCGACGGCCAGGTCGTAGACGAGCCCGGCATGCCGATACGGGCGGCGGGCCTTGGCCTGGGCGACGAGCTGCACCTCGGGCAGGTCGTACGCCAGCACGCTCACCGGCACGTCACCGATCGTCGTCCGGCCGCACACCACGTAGTCGAGGCTGGTCAGCTGATGCTCGACGATGCCCAGGGTGGACATCCACCCGGCCCACCGGGACAGCTCCGCGATCTGGAGACTGATGACGACGGTGTCCTTGTCGGCCCGGACACCGACGAAGTCGGGCTCGACGGCGTAGGTGGCGCGGACGACGGTGACCAGCTGCGCGGCGCGCTGGCACGCCGCGTCCCAATCCGATGCCTGCTGCTCCAGTTTCGTCGGTTCCGGCGGCGCGGGCTGCGTGGCCGGTGCGACCGGGGCCCAGCCCTGCGGGGTGCGGCGAAGCACCGCGCCGAAGGTGCGCTCGGGGTCGACCAGGAGGCCGGCCCCGTCGAGGGCGTGACCGATGGCGCTCGCGACGTCGCCGTCGCCGTCGCCGGCGAGCAGCTCACGGATCATCGTGATGGCCTGGGGGAGGTTTCCGTTCATGCCGCCACCGCCAGACGGCGGCGCATCGTGGCCAGGCCCCGGTGCGTGAGCTGCTTGATGCTGCCCTCGCTCCGGTGCATCGCCGTGGCGGTCTCCCGGAGCGACAGCTCCCCGAGGTAGCGGAGCTGGACCGCGCCGTACTGGTCGGGGGTGAGTGCCAGGAGGGCGGTGTGCAGGGTGTCGGCGGCCTCGATAGCGGCGAGCTCGCGCAGCCCCTCGTCCTCCGCGCTGTCGACCAGGATGTCGCCGTCGAGCGTGACGGCGACGACGACCTCCAGCCGGGCCCGCGCGGTTTTGAAGTGGTCGACGATCAGGTTGCGGGCGATGGTGACGAGCCAGGCGCCGAAGTCGCGGCCCTGCCAGGTGAACGTGGAGATGTGACGGAGCGCGCGGAGGAACGTCTCGCTCGTGAGGTCCTCGGCGAGGTGCATGTCCCGGACGCGGCCTCGGATGTACCGGGACACTTCCGGGGCGTGCTCGTTGTAGAGGGTGGCGAATGCCTCCCGGTCGCCGCTGCGGGCGAGGGCGAGGAGCTCCGGCTCCCGTCCCGCTCCCGGCGGGGTGATCTTGGGGCTAGCCTGTGGTTTCACGGCCTGCCTCCCGTTCTCTGGTGTGGTGGTGGGTCTGGGGTCGTCCGGTACTTGGCGGTGCGGGCGACCCCGCGGTGTGTCAGGCGGAGATCTGGGTGCGCTGGTCGCGCATCCCGTCGAGGACCGCCCTCGGGTCGAAGCGCCGACTGCGACCGACGTAGTGCAGGCCTGGCCACTGCCGGCCCGCGTCCCGCGCGGCCTTGATCTGCGCGTCGATCCAGCTCGGCGACTTCCGCAGGAAGCGCGACAGCTCGCGCTGGTCGAGCAGCTGCTCCGGCAGCGGCGCGGCCTTCCGCGCCACCGAATTTCCGGAAACCTCAGTCGTCGATCTGCCTGTAGATGTAGATTCCACGACCGTGAAGAAGACCGGCTCGAACAGCGCGGTGACCTCCTGGTCGAGGGCCTGGGCGATGAGCTCGGCGGCCCGCTCGGAGCAGTCCTCGCGGGCGCTCTTGCCGGTCCCGGCGATGAAGCCGACGTACGCGGGCGAGAGGCCCTTGCCCGTCGGGTCGAGCTCCTTCGTTCGGGCGGCGAGGTGCGGGATGTCCAGCCCGGCCGCCCTTATGGCGGCTCGGAGCGGGGCTCCCTTGTCCAGTCGTCGCATGGTGATCCTCCGGCGCATGGCCGAATAGGGGTTACGCGAGCCGTTCTGACCCGCGCTGTCTACAGTCTGCATGTAGATGCAGATCGCGTCAAGGGGGCTCACTGAGGGTGAGGGCGTGCCGGGTGGGGGCGCACAGGGGTCATGTAGATGCGCCGGTGCGCCGTCAATTACGGGTCAAGCTGTTGGGATCTACTTGCGGATGTAGATGCAGATGCGGAATTCTGCGCTGTGTGACTACAGGCCCGAACCACCCCGGCGACCACCCCGTGCGCGCCGCCGAGGACCCCGCCCCCACCGGCGAGGACCTGGCAGCACTACTCACCCGCCTCCTCGAAGAGACGGGCGACAAGACGCAGAAGGAGCTGGCGGAGGCAGCCGGCATCAAGTACCCGACCCTCAACGCCTGGATGAACCGCACCAGGGGGACCAGCCGGATCAACCCGGACGACCTGCGCGCGCTGACGAACATCCTGCGCGGGTGGGGCGCCGACGTCGTCACCCGCCAGCTCTTCGAGGCGGCCGGCCGCCCCGTGCCTGGCCCGACCGACGAGGAGCGCGAGCAGCGTCTCCTCGACATCTACCGGCAGCTCCCGACCAAGGGGCAGCGTGCGCTCATTCAGTCCGCCGAGGCCATGCTGGCTGGCGCTCGCGCCTCGCAATAGTGGCTAAGGGTTGCCTAATTCGAGGGGGAATTCAGTCTTCCGAATGCATATGACGAAACTCCTGCGCCATATCCGCACACAGATGTAATCTTCAACCTCCGCTGTCCTCCCGTAGCGGCTACCGCACCTATGCGAGCCCTGGGGGATATCTGTGTGCACTCTCATCGCCGTAGCCGACGCCCAGTCGGAGACCGCAATTTGGGACCCGGACGAGATCACCATCACCGTCCAAGGGGGCACCCACCACCACACCCTGATCAGAGACCTCGCGGCGCTCCTGGCCGACCTCGGCGCACCCACCACACCCGGCGGCGGACTCACCTGCTTCTGCGGCGAACCCATCACCATCCCGCGCGAAGCCATCGCCGCCGGCCCACTCTGATCAGGAGTACGCCGTGCCCACGACGACGACCCCACCACGAAACCCGCGCCCCAACCCGTCGATGAAGTGCGGGTGCCCGCCCTGCCTCGCGAAATACCCCGGCGACCGCCCGCCCACCGACGAGCACATCGGCTCGTGGGAGGCCCGGTACACAGACCCCCAGGGCAAGGGCCGCAGCAAGAACTGGCCCACCGAGACCGCGGGCATCGAGTTCCTGGAGCAGGTCCGCACGGAAATGCGCCAGCGGACATGGCTTGACCCCGCCCGCTCCGAGATCACCCTGTGCGCCTGGCACCGCGTGTGGTGGCCGACCCAGACCGGCGAGGAGACCACTCTCGACCGGGACAGTCGGAGCTACCGCAACCACATCGAGCCGCATTGGGGCAAGACGAAGCTGTACGAGTTCAGCTGGCTCGGCATCCAGACCTGGGTCAACGGCCTGCACGACGCCAACGGGGGACCGCTTGCTGCGTCCTCCGCGGTGAAGGCGTTCCAGATCCTCGACCGGATGCTGGAGGCCGCCAAGCTCGACCGACGCCTCCCTTTCAACCCGGCCGAGGGAGTGAAGCTCCCCCGGGTGAAGAAGAAGCACCCCGAGGACCGGCGGCCGCCGACGTACGCACAGCTCTGGCTGATCCGCGCGAACCTACCCGACTACATGCACGCGCTCCAGATCGTGGCTCAAGAGACCGGACTCCGGTGGGGCGAGCTGGCCGGTCTCCGCTGGTGCTGGGTCGACTTCAAGGCCCGGCGCCTGCACGTACGGGAGGTACTCACCGAGGTGCGCGGGAAGATCAAGCGCAAGGCCTACCCCAAGTCTGACGCTGGCCTGCGCACCGTGCCGCTCACCGGCCTGGCGTGCCGAGTCCTGCGCGAACTCTTCGCCGAGGAGCCGGACGCGAGCACCGCCGTATCCGAGTTGGTCGACGGCCTCCGCGAGAACGAGCTCGTGTTCCACGGACGCAACAAGAAGAGCCGCCAGGGGCAGCCGTATCGGGCACCGATCCGACGGTCCGCGTTCCGGCGGCTCTGGATCAAGGCGATCAAGGCGGCCGGGGTCGCGCGGATGAAGGTCAAGAAGTTCTGGGCCGAGGAGCCGCACCCGGAGACCGGTCGGATGCGGAAGGTACAGAAGGAGCGGACTGACTACTGGCCGGACTTTCACGACCAGCGGGACGCGTACGCGTCTCGGCTCCACGACCGCGGGGTGCCGGAGGTGATCGTGCAGGAGGTTCTTGGACACGAGCGGGCGGGCAAGGTCACGTGGCTCTACACGCACGCGGCCGCAGATTTCGCCGGTCAGGTGCTCGCCGCGCTGGAGCAGAAGAAGCCGGGCGGGGCTAGAAAGCCGCTCCAGTTGGTTGCCTAG